ATGAAGCAGGTACTCGTTTGGATCGGTGCTCTGATCGTGGTCGGGCTGGCGCTCACCTACTGGAAACTGCTCGCCGCAGTCGTCGCCCTAGGGCTGCTCGTGTGGGGCGGCTACCGCGCCGGCACCGCGCTGCGCGCGAAGCGTCAAGACTGGCTCAACGGGCAGACCGCTCGCCGCTCCGCGCTCGCCGCCCGGGCCGAGTTTCAGAACCAGCAGTACCTCGCTGGCGAAGACCGCGGCATGTACGGCACCTACCGTCCGGAGTCGCTGGACTGATCACGGCGTGTCCGTCCGGACTGTCTGGTACGAATACGGACATGGGGAACCGGACACTTGCCACGCTCGGCGTCGCTGCAGCAGCCACCGCATTGATTGCGGGCTGCGGAAGCGATGAGGACGACCAGGCCGCCGCGGCCGAGGCGTCGTGTATTGAAGCTGTCACAAAGGACTACAACCCGGATGGGCTCTCCTTCCGGGACACAACCACCGTCCTGCGTAACGATGGATATTTCACCGCTTCCACGGTCGAGGGGCGCTACTCGAGCAATGAGGATGCCGACGTACGTGCAGTCACATGTCTGACACCAGCCAGCGGCGTGGCGGAAGTGCTCGGCTACGGGTATGAGGGCGAAGAGGCTCCAGACCACAAGTTAACCCCGCGGGAGCAAGCGTGCCGAACGATCAAGGTTCTCACGCCGGGAACACTGGAGACCACTTGGGACCTTGAAGTTCTGGCGGACCCTAATTCGACGCAGTCTCAGCGGTTCGAGGCGTTGAAACGTCAGGCCGTCGCGCAGGGCAGCGGGACGCCGGTGCGGTCCGCTCCCTACACATGCAGTGGGCCCACGTTCGAAAAGTTCCTCGAGGAGCAGGGCAGCTAGCTCGCGGCGATGAGGTCTTCTGGCTTCATCGGGAACGGGTAGGCGCCCGGGGCGTCATCGACGGGCTGGATCAACATCTTGCCATCCTCGTCAGGACCTTCAGTGATGGTGAAGATGGATGTGCCGCCGGGGCGGATGCGAACACGGTCGCCGACCTGCATGATGCTGCACCTCTCATGGAACTCGAGTGAAGGTTATCGCTCGCGTTTCTGCCGCCAGCGGTTGCCGTAGTCGCGGCACCCCCAATGTGGCGGCCGGTACAGGATGGCGCCGCAGGTGAGGCAGTCGTAGGTGCGGTGCCCGCCTCGTTCGGTGCAGGCGCACGCGAACCATCCGACGAGGACTTTCCCGGGCCCAAGTGGGTGGCCGTTGGGGCACAGCTTGGGTGCGCGTTCAATCTTCCGCACCCACCCATCTTCGCACACTTGTTCGACAGTGGTGCTATCGTCATGTCGTGCCTGAGGGAAGCGGGCACACGGGCAGAGGGACACCCCGAGGGGAAGTTGGGGTGTCCCTCACTCGCGTCCAGAGTCGAGTAGCCACTGCTGGTATTCGGCTTCCCACAAGGCGATGTCCCACAGTTCGTCATCCATGCCTGATTGGACGCCGGCCGACGAGGTTCGGTTCCGACGACTGAAGGCCCCCACCCAGTGAAGGGTGGGGGCCAAAGTCAGACCGCAGTGATCTGGATGTAAGTCTCGGAGCCATCTAGGACCGTGAGCCATGAATCGCCTGTGGAACTGACCGTATGGGTGAATGAGATGACATCCCCATCGGTCACCGCGATCGAGGACGCGGACGCTGAAACAAGGTTGGCAGACCCACTCGCGGAGCCGGTGGCGCCGACTTGCGAACCATTCCGGATGATCCGCATCGTGCGGTTGAATCCAGAGGAGTTGAACTTCGCTTGGGCTGAGATGTTCACGGTGCCAGAGCCGACAACGAGCAGGCCGCCCGTAGCCGCTGCGCCCTGATACCCCGGCGCAAGAACCCACCCGGTCGGAGAACTGCCCGATGGGACGACCTGGTTTCCGGACTTGTTCACCCGCGACGGCACAATGAGTACCGGAACCGCGGCGCCAGTGATGGATGCTGCGCCAGTGATTGAACCGGACGCAGAGGCTCGAGCAGTGGCCGCGCCCGTGGCCGAGCCAGTGCCAGTGACGGTGCCCGCGACGACCGCCTTGGCGGTGCCGGCGATCGACGTCGAGCCCGAGACGGCTCCAGTGAGCTTCGCGACCGCCGCGCCAGTAATCGAGCCGGACCCAGCCACGCTACCGAAGGAACGTGCACCGGTGATGCCCGACAGTGTGCCGGACGCGGTGATACCGCCCGCGACAACAGCTCGAGCCTTGGCGGTGCCGGCGATCGACGTCGAGCCCGCCAGCGACCCGGACGCCCGTGCGATCGCGCGCGCCGCTTCCGTCGCGACACCACTGACCGTCGCCTCGCCTGTGATCGACCCAGCAGCGAGCCGTGGCGCCTGCGGGATCATCGACGTAGGGAACACGATCTGCAGAGGCTTCGGCGTCGGCAACGTCAATACGTTCACCATCGGAGCGGGAAGCTGCAGCGTCAGCGGCTCCACCGCGGGTAGGCGCAGCACCTCCTCAACCGGGGCCGGGAGCCGCACCACCAGCGGCTCCAGCGCCGGGAGTGTGATGCGCTCCATGATCAGCTCACGGTGATGGTGGGGGTGACGATGATCTGGCCGGCCGCCGACAGGGTGTTGGAGTTTACGGAGAACTTCTCCACGAAAGTGCCGCCGGTCTGCGCGGACCAGATGCCACACCACGCCCACGCGCCGGCAGGCACATCGATGGTGACCTGGGAGCCGGTGACTGTCCCATCTGCGGCGCCGCCAGTCCAGGTCGTCTGCTTGCGGGCATACCCACCGCCGGACGCTTCATTGCCTCCGGTGGTGCCGGGGTCGGTGGTGTGGAAGCTGATCCATGAGCCGAGGCTGGAGATGTGCAGGGCCGCGGATTCGCGGGTCGCCGGATTCGTGATTGGCATGAGCGCCTACTTCCTGGTGAGTTTGCCGAGAGCCAGGCAACGTTCGATCGTCGGATTGGTGGGAGTGCCCGGGTTGGGGACGGTCATCATCAGCCGATACCCGCCAGGGAGCGCGACGGCGTCCGCGACGAGGCGGTCGACTGACCACTTCGCCTCCGCGCCAGAGATCGTCGCGGGCCACGACGCCAACTCCGTCGCGTCCGGGGCGGTGCCGTCGAACAGCTTCAGGGTGATCGTCGACCCAGACGGGATATCCCCAGGGCCGTCGAACACCACAGTGCGGGTGAAGTCCTCACCCGCGTACAGCACCAGTGGCATCGCCACCGGCTCCTGCTTACGCCACGTCGTCACGGCGTCACCTCGTAACCGGCCAACCACAGTGCGCCCGAATGGGTCGCCTCCGGATGCACATACGAGCCCGGAAGTCGATTCATCCGCACCGCCGCACCCGTGTCATGCGCCGCCACGATCACAGCCTCAGGTGTGCCGAAACCCGTTTGCACCCACACAGTCACGTACGGGGCGCCCATCAACGGCGGGTTCACCTCGTAGCAGTGCGCGACCCCCGCATACCCGCCCAGATCCTCATGGATCACAGTTGCGGTTCCCATCATGCTTCTCCCTCGATGTACTCGATGACGACGACACAGCCGTTCGCGCCATTGCCGCCGCTGATTGATCCGGATCCAGTGCCGCCACCGCCGCCACCACCGGAGGGGAAGCCGCCAGCGCGGCCATTGCCGCCCGGCGTACCGCCACCACCGCCGGTGCCAGACTGCACGGCCTGCCAGAACGGTGGGTTACCGATGCCGTTAGCACCGGCAGCGCCGCCAGCGAGAAGACCGGAGCCACCGCCGCGAGCGCCCGCGCCGCCGCCACCACCACCGCCAGCGAGTAGACGGATCACGCCGGAAGATGCGAGCTGCCCGGCCTGGCCGCTATTGCCGCCGGCAGAGCCGCGGATGATCGACAACGCGGGCTGCCCGCCAGATCCATTCGGCTGCCCGCCATTACTTGCTGGCACTGAAACCAGGTTCCCGAAGCTTGAGGCCCCGCCCCCGACCCCGGCGCGGGATGTGGGCGTTCCGCCCGATCCGCCCTCGCCGACTGTCACTTCGATCTGGTCAGGAAGGTTCCATGTCGTCATTCGACTCGACACGACACACGACCCGCCGCCGCCTCCACCGCCGCCGGTTGTGCCGCTGCTGCAGGATCCACCGGCGCCGGCGCTCCGGACGATGACCATGATGCCCCGACACATCGCGTGCTTCGTCCACGTGCCACTCGATGTGAACACCTGCATGTTGGTGAGGATCGCCATCAGGTTGTCCGTTCCAGAACGAACAGGATGCCGTTGCCGCCGTTACCGCCTGCAGTGGATCCTTGATAGGCGCTTCCGCCACCACCACCGCCGCCAGCACCGAGGGCCCCGTCTCCACCCCTCAAACCGCCCACGCGACCGCCGCCGCCTCCACCGCCGCCGGTTGCCACGACAGTGGGCGGGGCCGAACCAGCGTTGCCTTGCGACCCGCCGGCCGAGATGCCGCCGATGCCACCGATACCGCCTGTGCCGTACTGGCTTCCGACACCGATGCCGTTCCCGCCACCACCACCGCCGCCACCACCGCCGTGAAGGTCGTACGGGGATGTTGAGTTGCCGCCAGGGCTGCCCGTGGAGAGAGCCCCACCCTGACCGCCGTTCCCTCCGGATCCGCCGGGGATCATTCCGGCACCGCCGGGGCCACCGGGGGCTGAGCCGCCATCGACTCCCGCCGACCCTCCGACCCCACCGCCAGCCGACAGCCATGTTCCGAACCGAGTATTGCCGCCACCGACGCCACCTGTCGGAGAATTACTTCCGCCGGAGCCGCCTTCGCCGATCGTGATCGTGATCGGCAGATAGTTGCCAGAGCCGTCTTTCGGCAGCAGATTTGCGGGGATCGACGTGTGGACCTCGCCGCCACCGCCACCCCCACTGCCACCGCCACCGCCATTGAACGAGCCGCCGAGCCCGCCACCACCACCAGCTCCGGCGCCGATGATGATCACCTCAACTGAAGTGATGCCCGCCGACGGCGTGTAGGTGTTGTTCGACGTGTACGTGATCGCGGTGCCCTGCAAGATCAGGCTGTCGTAGGCGGCGCGAAGCTCAGTGATCGAGTTGTCGTGCTCGTTGATTCGGTCATTGACGTTGACCTTCTGGGCCAACTGCGCGCCATTCCATGTGGCCTTCACAGCCCCAGTCATCTGCGCTTTGGCTTGCTCGACCGTCATCTGCTGACGGGCAGCGAACAAGCCGACACCAAGAGACCCATCCGGTGACGCACCATCAGGAGACGTCATCAGCCATCACCTCCTCCGATGCCCGACGACGCTCACGCTGCTGAATCCACACCAGCACCACCGTCATCCCCACCAGAGACAGAGCGCCCAACCCATACAAGGTCAGCCGCACCCAATCCCTGCCCAGATAGTTCGAGCCCGTCACTGCAGACAACGACACCTGCGTCAACACCAGACACATCACCACCTTCTCCGGAAAGAAGATGCGGCCAACCACATTCGTCCACCACCGCGACCGCAACCCATAGATCAGCGTGAACACGCACATCGCCACGGTGAGGGCGACCAGTAACCAATCGCCGATCTCCCGCACCATCATCGACCCTCCCAACTCGCGCGCATCAACTCGCCGAAGTGATTCGTGCGTAGCTGGTAAGCGACCCGTTCCGCCTGCGCCTCATGCTTCGGCCGCTGTCGCCTCGACAGCGCCAAACGCCGGTCCACCTCTGCCTCTACCGCTTTCGCTCGTTCCAAAGCCGCCGACTCTTGGCGCCGGCGGCGCCACGGCCACCTCATGAAGACCCCCGACTCGTCTCTTTGCGGAACTCCTCGAGGAGGTGCGCCGCGAGCGCAGAGGTCGAGGAGAACGTCGCAATAGTCTTGGCGTCTTCCTCGTTAAGGGTCAGCGCCTTGTCCAGCGCGGAGTAGAGACGCTCGATCTGACGGTCCCGGTCTTCGACAGCTTCTCGGTGCTGCGGTCCGGGCACTAGGGCGCCGCGTGCAACCATGAGGAGAACCCCGAGAACGATCCCCACAGCGACGCCCCCTTCGATGGGGAGGGCGGCGAAAGCCTCACCCATCACTCTCCTCGGGGAACGTTCCTGGCGGCGTACTCCTCGATCTCGTCGATCTGCTTCTCGGTCACTCCGTTCGGGGTGAACTTGACGCCGACGAGAGTTCCGAGGCCGATGATCGCGAGACCGACAGTGCTCACCTGCGGCGGCAGTTCGATACCCGCGTCGATCGCCAGCCACAGCGCGCCGACTAAAACGCCGATCGCCGTGGTGACAGTGTTCGCGTACCGCTTGACGATCGGCTGCTCAGCCAGTTTCGCCCGCAGCACCTCGGCCACAATGCTCTGATTCATCACTTCAATCCGATCTGGTCCAGGACGGCCTGAGCGCGTCGCTTCGAAAAGTCACTGCCCTCGCCCGCCATACCGTCGCGGGCCACCCGCTTCACGATTTCCACGAACTCCGGGACACCCAGCAGCGCCTGCTGCTCGACGAACTCCTCATGGATCCGGGCATCGATGTTCAGGACGAACCCCGCCAGGGTGTCGACCTCGCGGTCATGGTCGCGGTAGATCGACCGCGACGGGAACTTCTTGCCGAGTTCGTCGTCAGCGACAGACATCAGCGTCTCCTTCAAGTCAGGTACGCCCGCGAACAGGGCGTCAAGTTCAAGTGGTGTGCCACGGAACGCGTTCACATCGATGCGCTGTCCCGCAACGGAAGCGGACTCTGAGAACTGCAGGATCCGCACCGGGGCGCCAGGATGGAAGTCCGCCCACCCCTGGGAAACCACTCCGGGGTTCGACTCGTACAAGGTGGAGGCGAACCCTGTTCCGGTCACGTAGTGGGAGTTCCACAGGGCCGGCACATCGCCGAGCGCCTTTCCACCCATCCGGTCACGCCAGAACCAGCGCGGCACATAGGTAGCGAACACGCGCATCCCGCGGGCCTCGATCGCGTGGATGCGGGCCCACATGTCTTCAACCGATCCGCCGCCAGTGGTGTCCTCGTAGTCGAGTTGGACCGGGATCGTCGGGTCGCCGAGGTGCTGCAGCAGCAGATCCGCTTCACGTTCCGGATGTGCTGACCGCCGGCAGAACACGTAGCCGCCGAATCGGTTCGGAAAGTGCTCTCGCATCTTCTCCCGCGCACGCGGCCAGAATGGATCCTTGTAGCCGTCACCCTCCGTCACCTTGTGGGTGGCGAACGAGAACCCCTCACGAGCTGCCGCCGCGAAGTCGAAATCCCCTTGGTGGTTCGAGATGTCGATACCGAACTGTGTTTGCACCGCATCCCCTTTCAGCTCGCCCGGATATGCGGCACCAGCGAGCATTGTCAACGGGTCCAGTCGGTCACCGCCAGGTGGAACCCACACGTACCGGTGCCACTCCAAATGCAGATGCGGTGCCACACCGCCATTCGTCTTCGAGTCTGGGTTGATGCGGGCGATCGCTTGGCCCGCCTCGACGCGCTGCCCTTTCTGAACCCCCGGGATCACATGCCCGTACACGGTGGTTCCGCCGCCATCCTCACTGGGATGGTCCACCACCACCCACTGCCCGAAACCATTCGCAGGGCCGACCAGAACCGCAGTGCCGCCCTGAACTGCATACACGGGCTTGCTGCCGGATCCGCCATCCCAGCCGAAGTCCACACCCCAATGGGTAGTGCCCCAGCGTGCCCCGAACTCTGAGGTCACGACGTGGCCGCGTTCGAGCGGCCAGAACTTGGGCGCCATCACTTCCTCACAATCCGAGGTGGGCGGCGATGCGCTCACCCACCTCACGATCAACAAACGAATCCGGATCTACTGGCATCCCGAAGTCCTGCAGAATCTGCGCCAGCCGGTCGCCCTCAACCTCGAGGCGGTCTGCTAGCTCACGGACCGTCATGTGTCCAGCAGGCGCCGGCGGCAGGCCCGTCCCATCCATTCCTAACTGGTCGAGAACGATGCTCTTAAGTTCTGCCCGATCAGCCTGCGGTAGCACCGACACCACCTCAGCGAGCGTCTTCCGCGGCAAATCCGGGGTGTCCAAGGAGACCCACTGGCCAGTCGCGGACCAGCGGTCAGCAACAGCGTTCTGTGGCGGCTGATACTTGAGTTGCGGCTTCCGCACAGGGCGGGCGCCGAGGATCCACATCCGCCACGACTGCATCTCCCAATACTCAGTAGGGAGCGGCAACGGAGCCCCCTGCACGCCAGGCATCGCTGTGAACATCCACAGAAACGCCTGCCTTGGGTTCTTCAGATCGCAGTTCTCCCGCAGCGGCAGACCTTGCCCCTCCCACGCCGGATACTGCTCGAACCGTCTACCTTTGTAGGTTCCGAGCTGCTCCATCACACCCCCAACTGTTGGAACGCTGACGCATACGCTTCGATCCGCTCCCACACCTTCTGGCCGGGATCCTCGAGCGCGCGGCTATCGCCGATCGTCAACGCGTACTGGACAGGCGCGTCCCGAGACCACGCCAACGACACCTTCGACACCCGATCCATGTAGATGCGGCCCGACTGGTCGCCGCGGATCGTGTAACCGGCACGATCACCCAGCCACACATGCCCGGTCTCACCGATAATGAACGGGGCCCCATCGACCACCGAGAACTCGTGCGAGTCGAACGACCTCGTCGCCCAGAACCCGGCACGCAACACCATCAGCGACGAGATCGTGTACGCCTTCCCGCCGCCCTCCTGGAAGTACTCGAAGTAGCGGGTCCACCCTGAGTTGTTGGCGCGAGCATTCGATTTCGCGACCATCCACGCGAACAACACGTTCGTGTAGAGCGGCTTGAAAATCTCGTCGAGCGCGCCACCGATCGGGGGAACGCCAGGAATCATCGCGGTCAGGTCGCCGGCCATCTGGATCGCCGCCGAGATCGCCTCGTTCACGCCCGGCATCGACTGGCCGCCAGTGACAACCTGAACACCCTTCGCGGGCGTCTTCCGGAACTTGTACGATTCGAGACCGGTTTCCTCACCGTCCCGCCACACAGCGAACGGCAACTCTTTCTGCGTCCGCTTACTGCCGGGCTCGAAGTAGGAGACAGGGATCGACGTGTCGGAGATGACCTGAGCGGTGGAGTCGATGAAATCAGAGGAGAACTGGTCGATCGTCCGACGCAACCCATCCCACTTCGACCCGCCATTCGACGTTCCAGTCCAACGCCCTGACCGGTCCTCGAACGAGACGACCACACAGCCGTGCCGGACGTTCGCGCCAGGCCACGGCAACGGATCCCCGGCCAGATAACGGCGCACAACGGGGGTTATCTCCCCGTCCTGCATCATCACCTTCGCGATCTCGTGAAAGTTCTTGAACCGGCTGGTTCCGATACCCCACAGAGCACCGGACGCCATCGACTCCGTGAAGCTGATCGGCTTGACCACCACCGACCACGCCTGCTGATTCAGGCCCACCCGATTCGCGGGCGCCATCGGATCCGACGGCATCGCCATGAACGCCCGATGCTCCCGCTGGCACTGCAGATCCAGCATCACCGACAGCACCCACGGGATCGGGCCCGGGAGGATGAAAACTCCAGGGAACTGGATCCATTCGTCGAACCACGGGTTCGACCAGACGGTGTACCACTTCAGGCGTTCGTAGTCGTGCTGGAAGGTGGCGGTGATGACCTGGTCACCGTTCTCGTCCAGCTCAAGTTCGACGTTATCGAGAAGGCCACCCCACCGGTTGCCGCCATGATCGACGGTCAGGTTGACATTGCGTTTCTCGCCACGTTGCATCCGCCCCCACTCGTCGAACAGCCACTGGCCGCACGGATGGTCGAACGGATGCTTGATCTGTGCCGGGCCGGTGTCCCCGTCGATCCAGTCGAGGTTCGCGGCATACTCGGCCTGAACGAGATGCTGCAATCGCATCTCGCCGTCCCACAAACGAGCAACGGGAGGAACCTTCCTTAGGTTCAACTCCCGTTGCTCATGTTCGCGGGTGACCCGCCAAATCGCCTCGCACTGATCCTCGAGGGACAGCCCGAAATCGACTGCTGTCATTGCATTCCTATCGGCCTCGACCACCGTCGCGGCTGCACGAGTTTCACCATCGCCCCACCCGCCGGCGCATTCGCCACAGATACCGGCAACATCTGCTTCTGCGTCTTCGGTGGGATCACATACTCGAAGAACCGGCCTGGCACCGGCATCCGACCCAATAGGTTCGTGTCGGCGGTGTCGCGGACCATCAGCTTCATCGGATCCAGATCGACGATCGCCCCACCCTCGAGCGCGCCAATCGTCGGCATCAGGATCATGCGGTTCCGGTCATCACGGCCCGTCAACTTGCTGACGCCCGGCTCACGCTTCCCAGGAGGCCCCTCCCACGACACATCGGGGAGAGTCCAGTCACCGCGGGTGAGGATCCACTTCTGCCGCATCGGTAGATCAGTCGGATTCCACACCTGAATCTGCCCGGTGCCGAACGTCGAGGTCGTCGACCACGTCGTCACGTAATCGGGTTCGTAGTAGTGAGGTTGACCCGCCCGCAACGGGACGACCGGGTTCTCGTGCATCACCACGAGCGGGTCGATCCCCGGATTAAAGTCCGGGGCCTCATACAACTGCACATCCAGGAACCGGGTGGTACCGGACGGGGCAATCACCTCGATCTTCGCGAGGCGGGAATCGTGATCCCACTGGTCCTCGCGGTAGTCGAACGCCTGCCGGAAGCGGGAACCAATCTCTTCCTGGTCCCCGCCCGCTACCACCTGCGACGAGATATGGAAGCCGAGAGCCAAGTCCCGGACCTCATGCCACATCCCCTTCATCGTCCCGCCCGACTGATGCGCCGACGACACCCACGACGTGCGGACCGGTGAATCGAACAAGCCCTTCACCTGGTCCTTGCCAAGCACCACACCTTCAGCGCCCGCGTCCTCGCCATGAACCGGCCAGAACGATCCATCACACCCGTGAATGTTGATCGTCAACGACATCAGAACGGCCTCCCTGCGTAGCGCATCCGATTCCGCTCCTGAACCTCGGTGGCGGTGCGCATCATTGCCTTCCCGTCAGAGAACTGCGGGTTATGGAAGTGGACAGAGAAATCAGCGGCACCTGTGGAGGCTGGTGCGAGCTGCCGCTGATCCAGATCCGCAACCCGGCGGAGATTCGCAAGCTGCTCCGGATTCAGCACCGGCTCAGGCTTCTTCGTCAGGTTCATCGTCAAACCTGGCATCAACCAGCCGCCCTCATCGTGCAGCGGGATCTTCCCGCCCTGCGACTTCAGCAGCATGTCCCACGGACCCGAAATCGCGTCCTGAACATTGAGCCCCGGAGGCAGCGCCTTCAAGAACCCGTCCACCCAGTTCGGGGCGCCCGGCGTCACCGGCAACTGACTGTTGATCTCCGACTGCGGGAAAATCCCCGCCGGCAGAATCGACTTCAGCATCTCACCCGGAGTCGAACCACCAACCGTTGCACCCAACGGCGGCGCCTTGAACTCCGGGATCGGAATGTCCAGCCAGCGTGTCTGCACACCGAAGATCTCCAGAATGGAGTCGACGGCAATACCAGCCACATCGGAACCGAACTTCTTCATCCGATCCTTCAGGGAGAACCCGTCAGTACCGGTCTTGCCCGCATCCTCGAGGACACGCTTCTTCGTTGCCTCCAACGAGTTCTGCGCCTGGAACACCTGCAGGTCAGCCTTCTCCTTATCCAAGGATGTGGAGTCGGGATCGTTGTAGGTTTTATCCCTGGACAGTTGGGCGTCGAGCACCGAGATTTCGGCGTTACGGAGGGTGATCGCGTCGTCGCCCATCGCGCCCGTCAACGGCGGCGCCGGGGTGTCCGACATCGCCTTCACGCCGGTGCCGTCCCGCTTCGCTTCCAGCTCACGCACCTTCAACTCGGCACGCTGCACCGACAGATCCGCCTGCTGCCTGTCGGCATCAGACTTCTTCTCCGCCCCATACACCTTGTCGCGGGATTCCTTCGCCTGCTGCACCGAGATACGAGCAGACTCCAGATCCAGTTGATCCTTCTCCGTCCACTCCCGCTTCTCACCAGTGATAGCGCCACCGATACCGGTACCGACACCACCCGCGACCAGTTCGTTCGGCAGATGGAACACGGTCCCGAACTGGCTGTCGAACGCCCCCACCGCGGGGGCCCCAATACGGGAGGTGCCGTGCGCTCCACCCGACTCGACAGGCTGACCGGCGAGAGTACCGGCCATGTGTTCCTGCGAGACACCGACAACGAAAGCGGTACCCGCCGGGCCGGCGCCACGCACCAAGCCGGAGGTGGCGCCGTCGAGCAGTGAGTAGGTGGTGTAAAGGCGTTTGCCTGCAGCACTGGCCGGGCTCGCACCCATCAGGATCTGCTGCAGCCATCCCATGAATCCCGAGCAGTCGAACCCGGTCGGGCCTGTCCCACCCCACAGGTAGGTGTTGCCGGTGACTGATCGTGCAGCATCGACTGCGGCACGGATACCGCCGTCAGCGAACGCCTCCAGCTTGTAGCCGAACCGTTTCGCCACCTCCGACAGGATCGCGGTGGAACGTCCACGCTTCGACTCGGCGAGCGGGATGAACGCTTCACCACCAGTTTCACCTTCGGCCCACTGGACGAGCCCGGAGCCGCGGCCCTGCTGGATGATCGCACGTTCCGGCAGGTTTTGAATCCCACCATCCGCGTACTGGCGGATCCCGCCGTCTGCGAAGGGACCCTGAATGTTCGGGGCCCCCAGTGCTGCGGCGCGCGCAGCCGGATCCCACTGATTGGAGACGACAACGCGAACATTCTTGACAGCCGGGATCTTGTTGATCTCGCCGTTGATCGTGTTCGCATCGCGGAGCGCCTGCCCGATCTCCAACCGAACCTGCGGATCCGCGATCCGGGCAGTCAACTTGTCGATCTCACCGTCGGCGATCTGCTTGTTCTCCCGCAGCTTTCCGATGATGAGATCAGCCTCAGGCGAAGGGGTTTCCTTGCCGAGGAAGTCGATCAGCGAGTTCGCGTGATCCAGCTTCTGCCGGAACAGTTCCGTATGCAGGTCGACGCGAGGGACAGCAGTCAATGTGTTGAACTGCTGCGCCTCAATCTTGACTTGGTTGAGTTTGTCGATCGCCTCCTGATTCTCGGCGGTGATCTTCACAACCCCCGGCGTACCGGTGGCCTCAACCTTCAAGCCTTCAATGCCGCGGATCGCGTTCCGGACACCCTCGTCCTCGACCTGCATCATGATCGGCTTCTCAGACAACTCCTTCGAACGGAGCTGCAACTGAGTGATCGCCTGATCCGCAGACGTGATCGGAGCAGCGAGCTTGTCAGCGAGGTCCGGAGGAACAATGCCTCCGAGCGCTTCCGCCAACTCCCGGATCTTCTCGGGAGCCAACCCAGAAGCATCAGACAGCGCCTGCAGTCCGCCAGCGACAGAGTCAAACGCCTCCTGCGCAGGTTTACCGCTCGCCACCATATCCAGGTACAAGCCACCGAGACGCTTCAGTTCGTCGTTCAGCTTCGCAGCATTCGCCGCACCACTCAGTAGCGAATCCTTACCGAGCAGCGCCTCACCAAGCCCGCCGCCAGCATCCCAACCCTTCGACGCCTCCTCACCGATCTCACGGACAGCCTGCGCAGTCTCAAACGCAGCCTCCTGCGCATCAGACTGCAGAATGCCGAGCGCCTGCAGCGCCCGCTTCATCCCATCAAGCTTCTTGTCCGAGTCGCCGGCAGCATCACCAATCTGCGCCAACGCCGACGTCAACTCGACCCCAGCAGGGCCGATATCCTTCATCGCCTGCGCAGTCTGCTGATACTTCGTCCGCTGATCATCCAGCCACTGGGCAGCCTCAGAGCCACCCGTCGTGGACATCTCAGTCCGCAAACGCATGTACTCGTCAGTCGAACCAGAAACCGCAGCCGCGAGACGATCGTTCGTGACACCAAGATCATTCAGTGTCCGTGACACCACACCCGCAGAATCCGCGATGTCCTGCTGAGACTTCCACGCCTCATACGATTCACCGCGAGTGACACCGATAGCCTGACCCAGACGGTCCCAGCCGGCCGCGGACTGCTGCAGCGCAGACGGGCCCGTCGACGCCAGCGACTCCTGCTCCTGGCGGACAGCAGCAAGATTCGACACCAGTTGCGACTGGATCGTCTTCGCGTCGCCGCCGGCCATAGCCTCCATCAGCGACTTCTGCGCATCCGCAGCCTTCGACGCGGACTCCGACAGAATCGTCTGCTGACGTTCCGCCTTCTGCACACCATCCGAATAGTTGGCCCACGCGATCGTGCCACCAATCAAGGCGACACCGAGCGGGCCCCCGAGGAAGCCGAGTGCGCTCGACGCCATTGAACCGATGCCCTTCGCGGCAGCTTTCGCGTTGCCGCCGACAACAGTCATCGCCTGACCGAACTTGCCCATCTCCGGGTTCGCTTGCCGCGCATAAACCATCGACTCGCGGATAGCGCCACCGAACGAGCCGACCGACTCCTTCGCGGAACCCAACCCACCCTTCAAACGGTCTGTCACCGACAGGACCGGGCCCATGATCGACGGCACAGTCTTGAACGCCGCGAACCCCAAAGCGAGAGCGGTGACCAAACCCTGGTTGTTCTGCATCAGGTCGGCCGTCAACTGCAGCGCCGGGACCAGCGTCGTCTCAAGGATCGGGGCGACAGCCTCCAACGCGGTCAGCAGCAGATGCCACGACCCGACACCCGTCGCCGCGGCAGCCGTCGCCAGCGACTGACTGATCGCACCAACGGCTGGCGCAACCTCTTTCGCGACACCAGCGAGGTCGAAAAACACATCCTTCAGGCGGGCTGTGGAGTCAACGACGAGGCTCGAGTTTTTGAACTCGTTGAACCCGTCCCGCACCGTGCTACCGAACGCGATAACCTTCGGCGCCCACTCGTCGAACACCTTCGCATCGAAGGCCTTGAAGAACTCCTTCACCTTCGGGGTAGCGCCATCGATCGCGCCCGTCGCCGTACCCAACCAGCCCGCGATACGGCCGAACGTCGGCTCCAACGCGCCCGCACCCAAACGACCCAGCGCGGCACCCATGTTGTCGACAGCACCCTTGAAGCTGTCGCCCATCTTCACGGCGCCGCCACCGAGCTTGTCGTTCATGGCGTCGGAGAAGTCCTTGAAGGACACCTTCCCCTTCGACACCATGTCCGCGACTTCTTCGGCGTTCTTCCCCATCTTCTTGCCGAGGATGTCGTAGATCGGGATCTGACGTTCGAGGAGTTGGGCGACGATCTCGCCATCCAACTTGCCCTTCGCGGCAGCCTTACCCCAGATCAGGCCCATATCTTCGAGGGTCGAGCCGGAGACGGCGGCAGAGTCCGCGACTCGCTTCAGGACTGTTTCCAGTTCCTGCCCCGGTTTGATACCGGAGGCGACCATCGTGCCCGCCAAACCGGCAGCGTCACCGAGACCGAACGCGGTGCCCTTCACCGACGCGAGGGCGTTGTCCATGATCTTCTGGACGTCCTGGGTGGAGTTCCCCAGGGCAGACAGTTTCGCTGACGCTTCGTCGATCGCGGACAGGCGTTGGAAGCCCTTGGTGAGGGCGGTGCCGATACCGGCGGCGGCAGCTACACCGACACCAGCAGCACCGACCTTCAGGGTTTTCGACAGGCCGCCGGCGATCTTCGACCCGAACCCTTCACCAGCCTTGACGGCTTCGCGGTCGACACCCGCGAGCGCGGACTTGATGCCTGGGGCGATCTTGCTGGTCTCCGGGACGATGGAGATAAATCCGGTCGCCAGTTCGATCGCCATCAGGCCTCCTGTAACGCAGAAAGCCCCGAACGTGTCGGGGCTTCGAAAGGGTGGTGTCAGGCCGCTCGCCGGCGGCTGGCGACGGTGGCGCGGATGTCGCTGGCCGTCAGTTTCGGCTTCTCAGGCTTCGGTGGTTTCGGCTCTGACAGCAGCGGCTCCGGAAAAGGGATTTCCGGGTTCGCTCTTCGCAGCCAGTTGCTCTCCTGGATTGCGTCGTACACGAGTGCGGTGACTTGAACGTCGGGGGTTTTCCACCACGCGTCCGGGTGCTGCTGCTTCATCAACGCCGAGCCTTGGCGGGCCCAACGGATTACGCACTTTACGTCCCACCACGACAGCTCGGTGGTGCCGAGGTTTTCCAGGGTCAGGCCCTTGTCGAGTAGATCAGACTGGAGCGCACATTCAGCCTCCTCGTCCTCTAGGAAACGGAGGAGGCTGAGGATTCCCCCGCCTTCACCTTCGACTCGGTCTCCCAGTGTTCGGCGATCTCGGCGAGTTCACCGTCGGTGAGACGTTCGAGTACGGCGTAGGTCTTTTCGGGGAGGAGGAGTTCGAGGATCTTGAGGTTGCAGATGCGGTCGGTGGCGGTGCGCTTCTCGACCTGCTCTTTGAACCATTCGGCGTAGATGTCGGCGATGTCGCGGGGCAGGTACTGCATCTTCGGGACGGAGAACAGCATCGGGTTTTGGCGGCCCTTGATGGCGATTTCGAAGTCGACGGTGGGGGCTTCGTGGGCTGCGGTGATACGGAATGCCATTGGTGTGCACCAGGCCTCTCGGGTAGTCGTTGGGGGGTGGAAGGATTCCGCGCTAGCCGGATCCGTTGGCTAGCGCGGCAAAGAATGTAGGTGCGCCGATTCGCCCCTCCGTGACGGTTGCGGGCACCAGACGTTCAGGGATACCCATCTGCATGGAGAGCCAGCTCTGAACTGGGATCCCCAGATCAGTGAGCGCGTCGATGTCTGCGCCGAACGCTCGACCGGCAGCATGGATGCGATTCATGATTGGAGCGACCTGCGCGGGAAGAACTCCAGCTGATGCTGCTGTTCGATCAATCAGGGACAGGTAGCTGTCCAGTAATCCGGGGTGGACACCCGAGGCGAGCGCAACCTCTTCGGTGGAAACCATGTGGATCCCATACCTCCCGGGTTGTGGATGTTGGTGGTTGCGCCGGGCCCTCAAGGCCCACCCGGTAGGGGCGGGCCCGGTGCACGTGGGGTGTGTGAACAACCCCTACCGGGTGAGTATCTGGGCGTGAAACTGCTGCAGCCCCGCCAGGTGGGGGCGGGGCTGCAGTGGGCGGAGGTGAAGCTGCTCCACGTGAGCGATTACGGGCGGGTTAGTCCGCGAGGATCGCGTCCACCGGGACCGTGGTCGCGAGGATGGCGTGGGTGATCGCTGACGGGTGGACGCCATCCGTTGTCGGAGTACCGATTCCGGCTGTCGTACCCGTGACGGCAGTGGCCGCGTTCAGGGCGGTATTGCCAGCCGTTGACAGGTTGACTTGCGTCGCGGATAGGACCGCGCCGATGAAGCCGGAAAGGGCTGCACCCGATGCGCCGGCGCCAGTGACGGTGATCGGCTTGTAGAGGTCCGCCGAGGTGAATGCCGCCGTCGCCGAGGTGAGCACCCGTGACCCGACTGTCATCTCGCCATCGGCGATGCTGCGCTCGGGCGCGATCCACACGCCAGAGTTGCGGGACGACTCCACAGCATCGGCAGCCTCCCACCAAGCGTGGAGTGGGTGCCCCGCCTGTCCGGCCCGAACGACGGACCCGCCGGTCGCACCGACTGCGGCGGGGGCGGTGCCGGTGATCGGCGCGCCGTCGCGGATCCAGTCGTTGACCTGCACCCGGTCGGCCGCGCCCGAGAATGGGGTCTGTCCGGCGGTGGTGAGCCATCCGTTCGAACTCGTGGCGTAGGGCGTCAACGTCGGCTGCCACACCCGAAGGCCGCGGCGAGCGAGGATCAGCCACGCGTTCACCAGCTCCTGTTTCACGACTGCGTGCCCGAGGGCCGCGCCGAGATCGTTGATGCCGTACTCGCAGATCGCGTCCGTCGCAGCGGACAGCAGCGTCCCGCGCCGGAAGTGCCTGTCGGCCTTCCGGAAGTTCTGCGCAAGGTCGGACGGCTGCGCCACCTGGACGGTGCCGGTCCGTCCACGCAGGGAGCGAGCGAGATAGCCGCCACCGGCCCGCATCGGGGCGCCGAGCGCGACCGGGTGCGCCGTACCGTTGTATCCGTCACCGGCGCCGGAAGCGATGGAGTCTCCAGCGAGGACGACGGTGCGCTGGCCCGCCCTGGTGGGGACGCCTGTCACGAGCGCGGGTGCCAACAGTCCAGACGCGCCATCTGTGGGGAGGGTTGAGCCGGTGGCGGTCGCGTCAGTGGTTGCGGCGAATCCGCCGCTGTCGGAGCTGGTGTAGCTGATCCGGTTCGGCTTCCACGAGGTGCTCGACGTGTAGATCAACGTGTAGAACGTCTCACCCTTCGCGACTTCCACGCCGAGCGGATCGCACGTGATGTACCCGCCGGGGTCGACCGTGACATCACGGGACCCTCGGAAGGTGACCGGGTAGATCTTCCCGCCGACAACGAACGCGGCGCGCACGGGTAGCGCAGCCGCGCCGTCCTGATCGGCGAACGCTGACGACCCAGAGAACAGCCAATTGTGGATCGTCATCCGCAACTCGGAGGCATCGAAACCAGCGACGTGCGGAACCTTCGACGTGCCGGCGTCCGTCTTCATAGAGATCGAGGACACCGCCGTCGCATACGCCTCGGTGGACAGTGGAACCCCGGCAACCGGCGACGCTGGACGCACAGCGCCGAGGCGCGAAGCCGAGGCATAGGTGGCGTTCAGTGACGCTTCACTGAGTCGGCCGGTGGACCGCTCCAACTCCAGCGTCTCGATGTCCGAATGCGCCATAGACACGCCATCAAGAACCTTGTCGAAAAACTCTTTGGTACCGCGGGTGACCCCGCTAATGATCTCAGGACGCAACCACGCCACGAGGCCACCCGCCTTCCAAAACTATTGATGCTCAGCCGATGATGAAATCCGGCCCGAGGAGCGTTGACGTCAGCTCGTCTCCGATCAACGGGCCGACTAAGGGCCCGTCGTGACCTCACCATTGTCGCGGTACTCGACGACGTTGCCGCCCTTGAGTTCCGCCTTCGACGGCTTGTAGGTCTTGATGGTCAGGGTGCGACGGGTGACATCGTTGTGGACGTCCTTCGTCTCCGCCAGGTTCACAACCTGACCGCGCTCGACGACATACCGCTTCGACTTCTTGCCCGAGATCGAATCGACCACGAACGACGAAACCGGCAGTGGCTGCGACGTGTGGTAGATCGTCTTCTGGACACCATGCGATGCGGTCGCCGAAACGATCTCGACGTTCGCATCACCGAATGCCGTCTTCAGAGCCGCCGGATTGTCATCCTCAAGGAGGGTGATCGTGATCGTCTCGTCGTAGTTGGTCTGCACGTTGACGAACGTCTCGCCGCCGTACATCTTGATGTCGGTGTTGTCGCGAGTCTGCGCAACAGTCACGCCATCCTCGCCGACTGCGCCATGATCAAGGAAGGCCTCATCCAAGGCGGCCAGGGCATCCTCCGGCAACTCAGTGCCGAGCGGAGCCCGGAAAAGCACACCACCATCAATCGGAGGAGTGCCGACGAACGCATTCAGAACGTTCACAGCCATGTTTATGCCCCTTTCAGGCAACGTGTGCACCGGGCCGAAGAAAGGGAGGGATGTCAGCGGATCAGAAGCGTGACATCGCCAGTAAGTTGGAACCGCGGCAGATTCGTTGCCGGGTCAGGGAAGTTCACCGGGCCAGACGTTTTCGACCAGCCAGTGATGTAGCCGCCGGCGAACAGCCGTCCGCGGGCTTCCTTCAGGATCCGATCGACGCGGATCGCGAGACGTTCCGCTTCCGCCTCGGACGGGTCATAGCATTCGAACAGGAACCCGGCAGTGTCGGTGGCGAACGTGTCATCACCGGAGGTTCGGGAGATCCGCACGCAGCGGCCCTCTTTGAACTTCGTTCCGACGTGCGCGGCGTCGCTGCGCTGGGCAAACCCTGCTTTCAACGCGGCCACGAGGACTGGTTGCGCGGCGGGCGCCTCGCCGAAGTAGTTCACCCGCCCCTCCCCATCACTCGAACGAGCGTGTTGTTCTTCGCGTTGTCCTGCCTGGCCGACCAGGTGTCCGGGTAGACGATCGCCCGCCACCGGCCTTGTGGGCGTTTCATGCCCTGCCGTGACGACCACGAGTAGCCGTTACCAGCGCGGGTGGCGACCTGCGCTGCAGCCTGGTGGACGCGGGACACAACACCGGAGGACCGCCGAACCTCATACAACGCTTCAGGGTTGAACTTGAGCTTCATGTCACCTCCCGGTAGCCGACACGCGCCCAGTCTCCACAGTTGTAGGCGTGCGCAGGATCGTTGCGCGCACGGTCGCTGTAGATCGTCAAGATGCCCTCTTCGATGCCGAACAAGGGTCCATCCGGGAAAACGTCTTCACCGTCCGAGTGAATGACATGCAAATGCCGCTCCATCAGCCCTCGATTCGCTTCAGGTAGATGGTCACCATCCCCGGCTGCCACCACGGATTGTTGTTCGGATCAGCCGGATAGCCGATCACCTCATGCCTCACGCCATCGAGGATTAGGCGATCCTTCGGGCGGGTGCGGAGGGACTGCTTCGCGTGCAGCACGATGTCGACGACGACGCGGTCATGGCCGGCGAGGACAGGCTCGTCGGACTTCGGAGGCTCCCAGCCGAACACCTTCACCTCGACCGGATCCGCCCAGCCCTCAACCTCATTGCCAAGCTCGTCCTCACCGGCACCGCCATACACCTCATGCAGCACCGGGATCCGGCACGGAAACGCAGTCACCACGTACCCACATTCCCGACACGCCCACGACAACCATGACGCCGAAGCGCCGTCTTATCCGCACGCGTCAACCACGGCGCACTCGACGACGAATCACTGCCATAACTCTTCGTAAGCTGATAGCCGCCCGCCGACGCCTGAATCGACGACGCACCATTCGGTGCCCCGAACTCATCCAACGACTGCGCCAACAGGCGGGCCACCATCCGCGACACCACAATCCTCACCCCAGCCGGAACCGGATCCGGGGTACAGCGGAGCCAGCCGACAACCAGCTCCGACGCCTCCTCTAGGAGACCCGCGACGCGAGACGATTCATCAACCGTCAGCGTCCTGCCGAGGCGAGCTTCGACGTCCTCGTGGCTTGCCAGCACTGCTCGCCCCCTTCTCAATCAGCTCGGAGTCGATGGCCGCCCCGTCCGGGACGACGTCGCCAGCCGAAAGCATGACGACGTCGCCCGGAACATGAACGAACACGACCCCTTCGAGGTCGCTTCGGATCTTCATTACGTGAGGACCGTCGCAACCATCGACGCAGCCGGATTAACCAGAACAGGGACCGCGATCGCGTTGCCGTGAACCCACAGCGCGATCGGATCCTTCGTCTTCCAGGCGCCGACCACAAGGCCAGGCTGGTCGACCGGGGCGATGCCGTACTCGGGCTCCGACGCCTCGAGGGTCTCACCGTAGAAGGTGGCGCCGAGGCTGTTCTGGCCGCTGTTCGGGTCGACCGCAGCCGGCAGTAGGAACAGCTTCTTGTCACCGGTGACCCGGGTGCCGTTGACGCGGCGGTCGTACACGGTGATCGGCGGCAGACCGTAGGCGATGAGGGCCGCATTGATCGCATCGACCGACACGATCGACGGCGTCCCGCCGACAGCGGTAGCAACGAGGCCGCGGATCTCATCCGAACGGGCCAGCGTCGCAAGGACCTTGCCGGAAGCGACGATCGAGCCGGGCATCTCACCGTTGTTGTCGTCGGCGTACTTGTCACGCCACGTCAGCAGATCGTCGAGGATCTTCGCGCCGGCCTGATCCCACTTCGTCGCTGCAGTGACTGTGTGGTCCGCTGCACGACCGAACGACGGCGACTGAACGACACCGTTCTCGTTGATGGTCAGCGCGCCAGCCTCGATCGCCTGCCCGCGGGCAACCTCGAGACGGTCAACGACCGCGCCAGCGATCCGAGCAGCCGCACGCTCAGCACCACCGAGCATCTGCGCCATCGCCTCGTTGCCGCGCATCCGAAGCTGGTCGTACTCCGACACCCGCTCCTTCAGGCCGAGCGGCAGCAACTCGAACGTCTTCCGCTCGCCGCTAGGTGCCTTTCCGATCGGGGTCTCGGCATCGAAGCTGCGGTACTGGGCGAGAGACCCGGAACCGTTCGAGCCGACCAGGGTCCGCACAACCACATCCGTGGTGGCAGTGTTCGGCAGCCAGCGACCGAGCGTGCCCTTGGTGCGCTCGATGTCCTCCTGCGCAGCACGGGCGAACCCGGTCAGCTCGGCAGGAGTCACAAGATCAGTCCACAGAGCCATATCAGGCCTCCCACATGAACGAGCCGGAGGTCTTCGCCGTAGCGGCGACCGTAGACGGCAGCTTGGACAGGATGACGTTGCCGTGACGCAGCGCCGGGAACGTCACATTCCCTGCGCCGGCAGTGACCGCGACGTCGGTGAGGATGAAGCCGTAGATGACCTCGGTCCCATCCGATGCGCCAGCGGCGTACGGGACCGCCAGACCGGCGGCGAGAGCGAACGGCTCACCGGACTTGATGCGGCCGTTCGACGTCTTCGACGTCCAGGCAGTGGGGTTCAGCGAGGCCGACTTCGGGGTTTCGGTGCCGTGACGCGAACCGAGCCAAGACTGGTCGCCTGCACCGATGGACTCAGTGCGCGGGGCGAGCTGGGTCATGGTGTCACTCCCTTCAGAGTGTGAGGTGTGCAGGCGTGCTGCCTGCGATGGTTAGTTGCTCTTGGCCGCGTATCGTTCGCGGCCCGCCGACATGGATCCGCCTCGAGCCTGGGACGGGTTGCCCTGCTGCGGGTTCGGACGTGGGCCCAACTGCAGCAGGGGAAGCAGCTCGTCGATCTCGGCGTCGATCTCTTCCGCAGTTGTGCCGTCGAGCTTGCGTGCCAAAGCGGCAGGCAAACCCTTCTCTGCAGCACGATCGGTTCGCAGTTGCGCCACAGTGGCAGCCTCGGCGGCAGCTTCAGCCGCAGCACGTGCGGCGTCCGCGGAATCCAGTCGTGACTGCAGATCAGCGAGGCGCTGTTCCAGATTCGCATCCGGCTTCGCGCCGGCGATCTGCGCTTCGAGTTCCGCGATCCGCGCTTGAGCGGCGGTGGATGCGGTTTCGGCAGCCTTGCGAGCGTCGCGCTCCTCCTGCAGTGCCTTGATTCCAGGTGCACCCAGAGGCTCGTCCGGCTTCGCATCCGGAGTCGGCTGCTGGGGTTCAGGGGTGTCCACGTCGGACATGGGGGTTCCCTCCATCGCGGGGGGTCATCCGTTCGGCCTCGCGCCTCACGGGGGTCTATGTGGTGATGAGTCGATCCCAAGCGGCGAGAATCGCCTTAGGGTCACTGGATCCGGCGTCACGGCGTGCCTGCTCGTACTGCTCCTGCCAGCGGTCCAGATACGCGGGCTGCTGATGCTGCTGCCCCGGCCGGATCATCGCGGGGATGCACTTGCAGTTGTCGTGCGCGTCGAACTGGGCAGTCGCCTCACTGAGGTAGTTGTCTCGGGTGGCGAGCATCCGGCAGAAGCTGCACTTCGTGGACGCTGACGCGTAGCGGGACCATCGTGCGCCCTTCTCGCTGCGAACGTTGGTCATGATGGTGTCGCGGGCGCCGTCGAGCACCGCCCGGGTTGCTGCACCTTGAAGCAAGGTGAGCCCCGATGCGGCGTTGCCGACGTTCAGCGCCCACTGCGCCGACGACGCCAGACGCTCCACGCTCGGCAGGTCACCCTGCTTCACTCGGTAGCCAGTCGACGTTGTCGGGGTGGAGTCGTACCACTCCGCGGCGATCTCCGAAGCGGCAGCCGAGTACGGCAACACCAACTCTGGGAACGCCTCCTCGATCAACGACCGGAACTCAGTCGAGTCGAGACCATCGGTCGCCCACAGCTTCGACAAATCCGCACCGAGTTGGCGGGACAGTTCAGCGAACAGAGCCCGAACCTCGATGACATCCATCAGGTGCCCTCAGACTCAGGCGCCGGAGTGGCAGCAGCACGCAGTCGAGCAGCCAGATCCGTCACCGACGCAGTACGGCGGTCACGCTCCAACTGCTCCTGCTCCTGCCGCGACAAACCGATCCGATCCCACGTCACCGACGACGTCGGAGGAAGCACACCCGAGCCAATCAACTTCGCCGCCTCATCCGCGGCCGCAGCACGCGTCGGAGTCGAAGCATCGCGCCACTTCACACCGACCTGCCGGAACGTCTCACGGTCGACCGCTCCATCACGAAGAAGGAGCGCCAAGTGTGCGATCTCCATCCACGCCAACCCGAAAGACGTCTGCCGGCGCTCAGCCCGCTTGACGAGCCGGTACTCCTGCTGCCGGATCGAGTCAGCCGAGGATGGATTGTCGGTGACGAACCCCAAGTAGGTGGCAGGGATGCCCGCCTCAGCGGCGAGAAGCTGCGAGTACAGCTTGACCTGATCGGAGTACGGAGTCGGCGGCGCAGGGCGAAACTCATGAAGCTTCACCTCGACCGGGTCGCCGTTCTCATCCTCCTGCGGAGGAATCGCGTTGAGGCGCCCAGATGTAGCCGTAAAACCTGCACGCCGATTCTCAGACTGGGACTTGTCCGGCGACATGCCGAAGATCTCCGGATCAGCGTTAATCGCCGTCCACTTCGGTGACGTGTAGAACTCGCGGTTGACCTCTAGCCCGGTCATCGTGCGGATCGCGGCGTACGTGTAGTACTCCACCGCCCGCGTGATCTCCGACCGCCCATTGAGGTCCGAACCACGCTCACGATTCACCATGCGAGAGACTGGAACCCGACCGAGATTGTGCCGATCCCGGGACACCACAACCATCTGGCCGCGCACCCGCTCGAACACGATGGTCTCGTTCGGCAGATACAACGTTTCGAGCTGCGCGATGCCGTACTCGTCACGGGTCTGCGACAAGGCCGCCTTCGCCCGCCGCAGCCGGTAGTCCCACTCCGTCGTGCACGACTCCGTCGACTCGACCGAAACCAGAATCTCAGGCTCATCCGCTGCGCCGCGCCCAGCAGTGATAAACCCGCACCCGTAGATCAGCGAGTCCAAGTGCCCACGGCCGGCCTCAGCCTCAAGCTGGTTGTCCCGGACAATGTCCTGCAAGCCCAGATCATCAGCGCCAGTCCAGCCCTGAAAGTCCAGACGTTCCTCAAGGACATCGACAACAGTGCCCGGCCAGCCGATCACAGCGTTGATCAGCTCCGACATGCCCTCCGGGACGGAAATCCCGAGATCCTCGGCGGTGCGCTTCGTCTCATACAGATCCGACTTGAGCTTGTTGTGCGTCGAGACGAGCTGCAGCTTCCGCCGCAACATCCCAGACGAGCGCTCTTCATCATCGGACAGGCGGAGAGTCGGCAGCGAGAGAGCCACCAGATTCGGCGAGGTCACCCGATCACCGCCTTTCGTGTACGTCGTTCAGTGGACCGGCCAGGCCGGTGAGATTCAGTGGCTCCAAGCAACGCCAAAGTCGCCGCAACAATCGGATAGATCGACACCGTCGAATCACGGCGATCCCAACCCCAACCGCCGGCATCCCGGATCGGCCGCTTACGAGCCCCAGCAAGGGCACTGTTCACCGTGTGCTGGTCGGCGTGCGTCAACAACGAGGCCGCGACACGGTCGAGGAACATGCCGCACGCGCGAGCCATATCCGCCGCCCGAGTCCGGCGAACCTTCACCCGCCGAGCCTCCAGCGCCGGCACAAGACTCATCGCCGGCGAAGCATCATCAATCACCACCGGGATCCGGCGAGCATTCGCCACGATCCAGTCGATAGCGGCCGACGAATCCGAACCCGACCACACCTCCTCGACATGCGCCGAGTCGTCCTCGATCCAGCACGCCGAAATCGAGATGTCACGGCCATGCGACATGTCCACACCGAGCGCATCCGGACGCACCGAATCACCCGGACCCACATCAGCGAGAGCCGCCCACACAGTCGGCTTCACAACCGCCTGATGCTTCGACACCTCATCCCAAACACCCATCCCCTCACGCATCCATGAATCCGGTGTCAGGTTCTTCTTCAACCGCAGCAAGGCACGCTCAGGAGTGCGGTGCGGGAAACTCGGATTCGCCTTACGCCACTGCTCCCGATCCCCAGGATCACAACCCCGATCCGCGGAGAACTCGACATACAGGCTGTCGTCAGCCTCACCGTCGAGAGCCTCCTGCCGGTACATCGTGAACACCTCGCCGGGATCTCGAGGCCTCGGCGGGGTTCCCGTGAACAACGTCAGCGGATTCTCGGCAACGTTCTGCGAAGCGAGCATGTCGTCGAGCGCGGCATCCGTCAGGATCTGCGCCTCATCGAACACCAGAATGTCGACATCAGCGAAGCCTCGACCGAAACCGGACTCGCGGGCGCCGAACAAGATCCGGGAACCATTCGCGAAGTTGATCGCCTCATCCCCGCGACCACGAACCACAGCAGCAACATGCGGCTTCACACGCTCCTGCGTCGCCATGCCCGCCATCGAATTGAACGTCTCCCGCGCCGTCTTCACCCGATGCGCAGTCCAAATCACCGTCAACCCCGGGAAGATCAGGCACAGAGCGAACACGATCGCACCCATCAGGTACGTCTTACCGACCTGACGAGGAATCGAAATCACAACCCGCTCACACGCATACAAGCCGTCAGCTCGCTTCGACAGGATCAGCCGGCCGAGACCGTCCTGCCAGCCATCGAACCCCCACCCCAACCGCTCGCACGTATCCCGCACCGCCGGCCACCCCGTCGAAGCTATCCCAGACGGCGTAACCAAATGGCGGGCAACATCAGACAGACGAGTCGTCCCAGGCTTCATCTTGTGTATCCGCCACCACCGAATTGTCCCCAGACTCCGCGGTGGCGATGGCGTCGATCTCCTTTGCGATCTCCTGGAGCCGGCGAGTCAAAGCAGCAAGATCCCGAGGTGGCGTCTGCTCGTCCTCCACCGCCTTCGCCACACGAGACCGCAGAGCAACCAAAAGCTCCCGGCGACTGCCATCCTCAGCAGCCTGAGACACCGACTTGCTGTCCACTCGTCACCTCCAGGCTCCTGGGAAAAACAATTAGGGGGGGCTCTTGCCAATGCCGTGAGGGGCGGAATGCGGTCGGTCGGTGGGGGCACCCCCCCTGGGGCTGTCTGGCGGGCCGGGCGCGGCTCGGGGCCCCGGTGTGGGGTCGGCGAGGTTCTGGTCGGCGTGTGGGGCGTCTGGGGGCTCGTATGAGCCTTTGCGGCACCCCTGCGGGTGGGTGAGGCTCTACCGGTTGAGGTGTGCTGCCGCGATGTGGGTGGCGGTGTCGGAGTACCCGGTCGGGTTGCCGGCGTCGTCGAGGTTGAAGGCGTCGGGTCCGAGTAGGTGCATGGCGAGGGAGAGGGCCTCGTTGATGTCGCTCATGGTCGGGGTCGGCGTGTCCGTCATCGAATGCCCCTCACATGTCCTCGTTTGTTCAGTCCCATTGGCGTTCGGTGATGAACGTGACGCCTGGCGTGTAACTGTCTCGGTCACCCTTGTCGCGGTTGCAGCCCCTGTGTGCTGCGGCGAGGTTGTCGAGTGTGTCTTCGCCACCTCTGGCGATGGGGGTGATGTGGTCGATCTGGAACGACATCGGGTCGAGGTGACTGGCGTTGTAGTCGATGGGGTCGCCGCAGATGTGGCAGGGCGGTTGGTCGCGGGCGATGATGCGTCGGTGCCGGTCTCGGGTGGTGGTGTTGCGTTTCGCGCTGCTCATGGTTACCTGCGGCGTCGGGTGAAGCCTCTGCCCTTGTCTTCCGGCTTGTCCAGACTGTCGGCTTGACTGAGGTGGAAGTGGTAGTGCACGACCGACTGCGGCTGCGGGGCTGGTGCGCCTTCGATGCTGTCGGCGATACGTCTCATCACACCAGCGGTGATGCTGGTGATGGCCCCGATAGCGTCCACGTCAACCCCCGAGGGTGAGGGGCGGCACGTTCTTCGCTGCAGCCTGCCGGGCCTTGAACAGTTCGTACTCCGTCACCTTGCCGGTGAGCATCGCACCGAGTTGCTTCTCCGCACACGCAGGCTGGTCGCCGCACGGGGTGTGTCCTGCTGTGCCGCAGAGGGCGTCGAGGACACGAGACTCAGTGTCGGCGGGGATGGTGATCGTCAGGTTCATCAGGTCTCCCGTTCTCTACGTCCAGACGTTCGGCATGAACCAGGAAACGGCGCCGGTCACGGAATCTCGGATGCCGTAGAGGGTGCCGGAGTTCGGATACTCGGGTAGGGCGGACGCGATCTCCACCCCATTCACGGTGCCTCCGAACTCGCTTTCAGCTCGCAAACCCATGCTTGCCCACGTGTAGGCAACAGCTACCTGATAGGCGAGGGAGGGGAATGGTCCGTCGAGTAGTTCGCCGGTTGCCATGTCGATCACCCACGACTTGTCGTCAGCCTTGCCCGCCAGCTCGTCCGACGTCTTCTGCGACGACCAGGTGGTGTCGGTGCCGATCGTGGTGTCATCGATACCCGCACCACCACCGCCGGACGGTAGACCGTCGATGTCGGCGGCGTTGTGCCGGTGCGCCTCAGGCGGGAACACGGCAGGCTTACCCTGCACCGCCTCCCATGAGACGTTGCCGGGCTGGCCGCCCAGCTCCTCCACAACCTTCGCGGTCACTGTCGCCACAATGTGGGCGAGCTGCTCGGCGGTCAGGCCGCCCTGCACGGGCACGGTCACACCACCAGGTTGTGGCGCTTCCGGGGCCCTACACACCTGCGGCATCTGCGGGAACTCGACACGCACCGTCACACCCGTCGGCAACTCAATCGTCACGCTGCACCGTGCCTTTCAACCACGCAACCGGCGTAGGTGTCGGAGTGTCGGGGAACAGGCAGTGGACCCGCACCTGTGTTCCGGCGGGGATGGGGTCAGTGTCGACAGGGCTAAGCCGCCACGACACCGAGTCAGCCGTGACCGTCGCAGGGAAGGTGCGGTCACCCATCGTCAACGTCACCGACGTACCCGCAGGGAACACGACCGGAGTCAGCGTGACCTCCCACGTCGAACCCCGAGACAGGATCACCGTCACCCGCTGCAGTTCCCGCCCGAGTTCGGTCACCTCAACCACTGTGGCCTCCACTCGCACGCATGAACCGTCGCTCATCCCAGGCGATATAGGCGGTCACGGGTGCTGCACCGATCGCGCCACCAACGACGCCGCCGCACGCGAACGCGACAGCCTGCCAGAACGACAGTGGGGTCAATGACAGGACGCACCCCGCAATGAAGGCGGCCAGGAGACAGATGCCGTAGGAGCGGGCGTAGTCGCGCCAAACAGCCAACGCCATGCCGCCTCCTCGATGTTTGGTTCCGCCCACGCTCAGGGCTGCCAGGCCGACTTGAAAGGAGTCATCCGAGCGTGGACGGAAGTATGTGCGCCCCACCGGCAGGGGAGTTGCCGGCGGGGCGCTGTATCCCCGGGCGCCAGAGGCTGCTCGCGGGGGCCGGGACTACCACCTAGTGGCGTGTGTGCGCCGGGGGAAGAGGCTGCAACACAGGATGTCCCGGAAGATACTCCGGTACGACGCCCCGGAAGTGGCGGCCATAGGCACCTTCATACGTGCCGGGCAGGACGGCCCATGTTCCCCTGGCCGGAGCTGAACCGGCATCTGTACGGCCACCTTCCGGTGCCACTGCTCTAACCGTTGAGCTACAGGGGACCTATTCAGTTGTCAGCTACGGCACCGCGTTGGCAGTCCGTAGGGCTCGCCGCACCGGGTACGGCATACGCGGCCGAGGCAATCGACCGGAATCGGCGCCTTGCCACCTTGCGTGACGGCTACCTGTGGGCAGTTTTGCAGGCTCATACCCGGGAGGTGACGGGCGCTCCGGGATCTTCCCCCAGATACGCCGAAGGCGCGGAGTCCTCGATCATGACTCTCGCGCCTAGGCGAAGCCTACCATAGTTGGTGTCCGGTGCAGGTCACGCCGTTTCGCCCTCCAACCGTTGCGTGTGCGCCTTCACGACTTCCCCGAGTCTCAAGATCGGGGAGTCATGCTTGCCGACCTTCTCCGTCCGAAGTGGTTTCACTGCTTCGACTTCGACGAGATACAGGACCCTCCGCTTGGTGAGCCCTTCGACGCCGGATGTGCGGGCGATGTCGGCGCATTCCTTCGCGTTCAGCTCGAGGCCGTACACGATCGCTTCCCCGTGGGGGTCGGTTGTGAGCACGGCACGATCGTCGGGGCGGTCGCAGACTCGTCGGCATTGGCTCATGGCGTGCTCGATTTCGTCGTGCGCTTCCTCGCAGCCTTCCGTCATCGCGAGGCGGGTGACGTTGGTGGCGAGCCATGTCGACAGCCCGAGGGTGGAGCGTGGGCCTACGTAGGCGTGCCCTCGGCTCTCTTCGGTGTGGCGGGCCCATGAGGCGAGGGTGGAGTGCAGCAGATCATGCGCATCCGATGCCGCCAGGTTGAGCGGCAGCGGCTGCTCGTCACTACCGCCGGTGACCCGCATGCCGCCGGCGCCGATGCAGTCCTGCCGGGTGAGTGTGATGGCGAGGTCGTCGATGAGGGCGGGGATCTCCCCGAGGAGTGCGACGAGGGCCCGCATCTGAGTGGCGGTGATGTGAAACTGGTCAGTCACGGTCGCCTCCGTTCCGGTTGAGCTTCTTGCGCATCGACTTCACCGCGACGAACGTTCGCCCGGTCATTGTTGCCACCTGGCGGGCGGTGTACCCGTAGTCGCCCACAAGGTCGAGCTCACGCTCCGTCCACTCGTCTCCTCGACGTGTCGCCTGGTTGATTGACTGGACCTGTGCCGAGCTCTCGAAGTCGCGGCGGTGGGCGGCAGCGCGTTCCGGGTGTGAATCACGGAAGCGGCGCGCTGCGAGTCTGCGATTCTCGCCGTACCCGTCGTCAGTCACGGGCACCATCCAGGGCTCGCTGAAGCAGAGTCGCGTCCACGACTATCGCGGTGGGCGCGTACTCGTCGGCGTCGTCAGGGTCGTATGCGAGGGCCCTCACCCGCTCGATGGTTGCCTGCGCTTCCTGCAGTTCGCGTTCAGATCGAGCGGAGTCGAGGGAGTGCTTCTCCGCCAGCGTCTGAAGCCACTCGATCGATCGTTGCGACTTCCTCAGCTCGGCGAGCATGGTGTGCGCGGTGCCGTGGTAGTTCGCGAGTTCCTCAAGGTCGCTGCAGCCGTATTGGTCAAGCAGTTCGCCTTCGAGTTTGTCGAGGTCGATGGTCATGCGTTCCCCCTGACTTCGGCGATGATGAACTCGGTGTCCCGGTAACGGCCGGGATGCTTCTCGGCCTTCGCGAGCCACCAGTCGCGGTTGGATTCTGCGCGTTCCCGAACTGAGAAAAACGGGCTCACGTCGATGTAGTCGAAGCCGCCGTCCCCCCGGGACCGCTTGGAGACAACGATGTAACCGATGATCGGGGCAGTGCTGGTCATGATGTCTCCTGGGTTTCGAGGATGAGGGTGCGCTCGCAGTCGGCGCAGAGGTCGCCGTACGTGTACCGCTGGCAGGTTTCCTCGTGCGGCCATCGTGTCCCATCGTCGCGCCGGTCAGCGCAGATCGGGTACCGCCAGCCCGTGACGGCCCCGATTCCGCAACGGGGGCACAGGTCCTCGCCGTGATACTCGGTCGGTGAGCGCTTGCCTGTCACTGGTCACCGTCCAGGGATCGGCGAACCAGGGATGCGGCCTTGCGGGTCACTGCAACCACCCGATCGTTCATCGCCTGATCCTCGGGGGTGTCCATGACGAGGTGATCGAGCATGGCCGCATTCTTCTCGAGGAAGGCTGCACCGTACTCACATGCGGTGCGGAGACGTTCGATCGTCGCCCGCTGCGCTGCGAGTTGAGCCTCCATCGCTTCGAGTTTCATGTGTAGTCCTCCGGGGCAGTGATTGCGCGGTCATGTCGGTCGCAAATCCACTCGAGCGGGCCGGGCAATTCCTCCCCGGACTCCCGGTCGCGGTCGATCAGCTTGATTGCTTCGTGGGCGATGGTGTCGAGGACGCACCACGGTGACCACCAGCCGCAGCAGAACCACCACGGCGGATCAATTCGAGGAAGGCGGAGGGTCATTGGTGGTCCTTGGTGTCGAGGGAGTTGAGGACGGCCTGCGCCGGGTGGTCGCGAATCACTTCGATGGCGCGGCGGAGTGCGTCGATGTCGTCACGGAGATGCCCGAGGACACCCACATTGCATGGGCCGCACAAAATGGCCCTGACGCATTTGCCGCAGGATCCGCCGGCGGGGCAACACGTGTGGTCATGATCGACAGCCAAGCGCCGCGCGGCACCTGTCGCCCGCTGGCAGATGTAGCAGCGCCCGTTCTGGGCGTCCAGGATCGCCGTGTACGCGTGAAAACCGATCCCGTAGGTGGATGTAACCCTGCGGGCATGAGCGGCCTTCCTGCGGGCTTTCACAACCAGCCGATGGTGCGTGACGCATCGAGGGCCCGGGTGCGGGGTTGGACGCTTCGTCGTCACCCCTTCCGCCACACAATCCTTACAACTAGCCATTGCCCACCGACTTCCGGTCAGCGATCCGACGAATCTCCGCCATCACCTCAGCCCGACGATCCGCAGACGCCGGAGGAGCCGCATTCAACGACAACACCTCCGACGCCGGAGCCGGAACCCGCTTCCCAGACCGAATCAACTCCGTCACATGCCCCGGCATCAACCAGGCGTGAGACTTCGAATAATGCTCATGCACCGCCTCCACCGCCTCACCCGGACTCCAGTTCGCCCGCACAGCAGCCTCCGACCACGCCGCCACCACAAACTGATCCACCTTCCGGCCGTCATACGCGGCGACCTGCTGCAACAACGTGATGATCTGATCCCTCGTCACTACAACGCTCCTCCGATCGCCCGAAGACCATTCCGGGGCTCAATGCCGGCGCGGCGCAAAACCTCCGGGTTCGGGTTGTCCTTCATCAACTCCAACTCCAGGACCGACTGCTCACGGCTCGTCATCTGCCGCTGCGGATTCCGGGACGGCAAAGGCTCATCAAGCCAACCGTCACCGTTCAGCCAGCCCTCCGGATACTTCGTGTACTGCTCCTGCCGGTTCGGGTCCTGCGCATACCGGTAGGCGCCGTCGATGATCTGATCCACGCTTGCTCGCTTTACAGCGGCCGTGAATGCCTTCACCGCTTTCCGGCGATCCCTGCGCCGCGGGTACGCCTGCCAGAACTCGTCGAAGCGGGGCGGGTCGGTGTCGCGCTGCGGAGCTGCGCAAGTCTCTACTTCCCCTGTTCCCCTGTTCCCCTGTTCCCCTGTTCCAGCAGGTGAGTTTCCTTGCGTATGCACTGAATTTCCTTGCGTCTGCTGTGCAGTTTCAGCGCTTCCGTGAAACCGCAGGTCAAGGGTGGCGCGATGGTCATCAGGGGCCGGATTCCGCCTGCCCGCACGTCGCTGCGTCTTCTGGTGCTCATCCCAGCTCGGGACCGCGAAAAAGTGCCGCTTCTCGACCTCGTAAAACGTCACGTCGTAGGCGTTTGCAACTTCCTTGAGAAGACTCTGAAGTTCAGAGGCAGTGATCTGATCTTCATCGCAGAACGCGAACCCGAGGAGTCCGTACAGGTTCGTCTCCCCGATGCCGTAGTCGTCAGCCCAGCACCACATCGCCTCATACAGGATCCGGGCCGGGAACGACGCTTTCGCCGTCGATGGCGACCGGAAGAACTCCGGCTTGATCGTCCGAATACGCGGCATCAGTTGCCTCCAGCCCGTTTGAGAGCGTTCCTGACAGCCGTCTCCGACACCCCCAACACGTCACCAATCTGCTGATTCGTGAACCCGTTCTCCCGCGCCTCACGCATCGCAGCGATCCAATGCTCCCGAATCTCCTCCCGTGCACGGCGGATGTCGTCAAGTCTGGTGATGATGTGCCGGCGGGAAATCCGCGGCTGGGTGCCGGTAGCATTCACGGCAGGCCCGTCCCTTCTGTTGCAAGGTGGTGGGTCAGGCCCCGGATAGTGTTCGCAGCACTTCCGGGGCCGTCCCCATTCTATCGAATCTGTGTTCGTGTTGATACTCGAAAACCGTTGCCCCACAGACGGACCGTGAGGCTCAGATGTGAGCAGAGGGGTGCTCGGTTGCCCGCATAGATTGCAGTGCCGCGACCGCCTGCTGTGGGCACACGCCGTTGCCGATCGCCTTGAGCTGCTCGGCCCGGGAGATGCCGATCGCGGGGTCGGTGACCCATCCGGCGGGGAGGCCCATCATCCACTCGGCGAACGCTGCAGAGAGCCGTGGTCGACCGTTCTTGTTCGGCTCAGTCGGTGCCGGCGCGGGCCGGGTCAGTCGTTCCCATCGCCGAACAGCGGGAGCGTAAGCGCCCCAGTCAACCCCAGTACTGCATCCACCAGCTGCTGTGTGTGGCCCTTCCGCTTGTCCGGGTGCTGGCCGCCGCCCGTCGCGTCCGATGCCTTCGGACTCGGGAGAACCTTCCCCCCCGACTTGAGGAGGCTGTTCTCCACGATGATTGACAGATCCGTTACCTGCGTCCGGCCCGGCTTCTTCCGGAGGTGCGCCTCCGGGCTGTTGCCGGACGGTTGAGCAACCGGTGTCGGGAGCACGGTCACCGCGTCGGTCAGCGTCGTCCCGCCGTGATGCCGGGACCCCGGCTGCCGAGACGCCGTCGCGTTGCGCGCACCCTTCGCGTCCGTCGTCACCGGGGTCGGAAAGTGGACCGATACAGCCGAGATTGGCGGACTCTTCCGCTTCGCCTGCGCCGGGTTGTCCCGTTCCTTGTCCGCGTCCGACGCGGTGATCGTCGGCAGGAGTGACGAGGATGAAGAGCCGCTCGCGGTGATGGGGTGCACCGATGTCGGAAGCTCGAAGGCTTGTCCATCGGACATGCATCCCGTCCTCGGCCAGGTCTCCGAGAACTCGATCGAACCCCAGAGACCGGTGGCCGGCCACATTTTCCAGGACCGTGTACCTGGGTCGTAGGACGCGAATTGCTTCCCGGACGTACGGCCAGAGGTGTCGTTCATCGTTGGTGCCCTTTCGCTTCCCTGCGGCGCTGAATGGCTGACAGGGGTAACCGCCGGTGAGGATGTCGACGGGCGGGACGGTGGTCCAGTCGACTTCGGTGACGTCGTGGAGGTTCGGCACGCCGGGCCAGTGATGGTCGAGGATCGCGGACGGTGCAGCCTCCCATTCGCAGTGCCACACAACCTCAGCGCCGAACACCTCCTGCACGGCCAGATCCAGGCCCCCGTACCCGGAGAACAGGGACCCGGCCCGTAGCTTCATGGCTCGTCCAGTTGGTTGAGGAGTGTCAGCCCGCACTCACGGATGACCGGGTCCGCCCGTGCCGCCCAATGCTCGGCAAGCCGCCGGCACCGGGCGAGTGCCGCCTGCAGTTCGTCGATGGTGTGAACACAGCGGGCGATACCGGTATCGGATGCCTCACTCACCGTGCTCACCGCCCTCCGCCACACGAGCAGCAGCCCACGGAGCGAAGTACGGCGACTCCGGCTTCCGCCACGGACCCTCGACGTTGCAGGCAGCGATCCCCGCGCTCAGTCCCTCATGCCATGCGTTGTGCGCCAGCAGTAGGCCGGGACGTGTGTCGAGGAGCGCCTCGACAGCCGCGTCCTGGTCCACGATCGTCTTGCCGGCGTTGGTGAGTGCAGCCACCACATGCACGGCGTGCATGGATGCCAGTTCAGGGTCGGCCGGATCGTAAGGCTCGTCCTCGTAGCTCCACTCGCCGCAGAAGCACGTGCCGTCGAAGTCGTCGAGTCGATGCTCGGCGATGATCTGTTCCGCGGTGCTCATTCCGGTTCCTCCACCCAGAAGTCGTGACGTGCCAACTCCTCCGCCTGCTCGCGGGAGTGGGCGAAGACGGTGCCGATCTGCTCTCCGTCGTAGAAGACGGGGTACTCATTGACGCCCACTTCGATGCTCATGCCTTGTCTCCGTCCACACGCACAAACGGGGCGAGGGCGCGCATGGATTCGTCGGCTAGCCTCAGACGCTTGGCCTCACGAGCCACCCGCTGCCGCTCCCTCCGAGCCGCCCGTGTCCTGATGTCATCAGCTCGGATGCAGGTGCGGCACCGACGCTCGCCCGTTCCTGGAACGACATACACGTTGTCTGGCGACTTTTCGTGGCCGTGAGGGCAATGCGTGAGCACCGTCTCCTGCCCCCGCTCGACCGATTCGACGAGACCGCGGCGCACGTTCTCGGCATTCGACACAGCATCAAGGTGGCTTGGGTTGACGCAGGCCTTGTTTCGGCACATGTGGTCGATCACCATTCCTGCCTCGATCTCCCCGAACGTCAGCTCATAGGAGACGCGGTGCGCGTACTGGCTCCGCTTGTTGAACCAGGCATGGCCGTAGCCGTTCGGCTTGAGCGCAGCAGTCCAGATCCAGCATTCACCCGACTTGTCGACCTTCGACCAGAATCGCTTCTCGTCGTTTCCGAAGATTCGGGCGGGGGCGGTCAGATCGCCGCCGCGCCGGAGTCGGCCCCGGTGCATTGGGCAGATCTTGTGGTAGTCGTCAGGTGTGATCGACCGGTCGCAACCGTCGATGCAACACACTCGGGTAGCCTTCATGGCTAGCCCCTCTCTGCTCAGATCAGATGAGTGGGTCAGAGGCCGATTGGAGTGTCCAGCTCCGGTCGGCCTCGCTTCGTATTCTAGCAGGTCAGCCACTATTTTTCGCCTCCGCAGCGAGTCTCCCAGGGCTTCTCCGGTGTGCCATCCGGCCCGCTGTCCGGGACAGCCGGGTTAACGAACGGCGCGAGGTGGTCGAGTGCGGCCCGGATAGCTTCCCCCGCAGCCTCCGCGGCGTCACCTTCAGACTGCACGACTTCCCAGTCATGCACGTCCATCCCAACGTCGAGCGCGTCCTCAACCAATGTCTCCCACGGCCCGCTGTCCGGGACAGACGCAGCAGGCGGGGTGAAACCGCCCGAGACGCCCGCCCATCCGCTCGCCTCCGCGCACGTGCCCTCGTGGCCTTCGAGCGCCGCGCACAGTCCCCGACCGCAGTACTCGTGCTTCGGCACCGTCCCGCCTTCGGGGAGTAGACGCCCATCAGCCGCAAGCCGATCCAGGACAGCGCGGATGCCTGCGACAGCCCACGATCCATCTGCGATGTAGCTGTCGCCGGCCGCAGCCTTGAACGCGACGCGATACACCTCAGCCAGCCGCTCCGCCTCCTCGTCGCGGGCAGACTCAGCCTCCAAACGGGCGGCCTCCTCCTTGCACCAATCAGCCTCGTCGTCGTAACCACCCCGAAAGCCGCCGAACCGAGCGGCTCGGAGAACCTTCTCTGCAGCGCGGTAGTCGTCGGCGGTCGGCTCAGGCGTGATCGTGTCGGTCATCGGGTCCCTCCGATTGCTTTCCGGATCTCGGCTGCTGCGGTTCCCTTGCGGAGAGCTGGCGTGCGCTCCCAGTACGCGAGGGTGTGCTCGACGCGGGCGAGGGCTGCTTCCGCCCGATCGGCACGGCTCACAGCTGCGGCAAGTTCGGTCAGGCTTTCGGTGTCGCTCATCGCTGGGTCTCCTTGTCGGGGTTGGTGATGCCGCGGGCAGCCCATCTCAAAAGGGCGGTTCATCAGTCGAGGACATGAACCCGTCCTGCTGCGGCGCCGAACCCCACGGATCATCAACCGGCTTGGACGCCGGCTTCCGCGACCCGCCACCACGGTTCGCCTTGTTCACGCTCGCTGTCGCGTACCGAAGCGACGGGCCGATCTCGTCGACCTCCAACTCCACGACAGTGCGCTTCTCACCCTCACGAGTCTCGAACGAGCGCTGAACGAGACGCCCCGACACGATTACCCGCGAGCCCCGGGTCAACGACTCAGCGACGTTCTCGGCGGCCTCGCGCCAGATGTTGCAGCGCAGGAAAAGCGCTTGCCCGTCCCTCCACTCGTTGGACTGACGATCAAAGGTGCGCGGCGTCGACGCGACAGTGAAGTTCGCGACCGCCGCACCCGCAGGCGTGAACCGCAGCTCCGGATCCGCAGTCAGGTTGCCGATTACAGTGGTGATGACATCTCCGGCCATGACTCATGCCGCCTTTCGATTGTTGTTTTTAGTACTCGGGCGCCGTCGAGTGATCGGCCCACCAAGGTGCTTCCACTTCAGGCCGAGAACGATGTGCCGCAACGTTGGAACTGCGATCGAGAACTCAGCAGCAAGCTGTTTCGCGTCCGCCCCGAGCGCGTAGCGTTCTCGAATCTCGATCACTTGCGGGTCCCGGAGCTTGGCAGCCGGCCGATCCTGGCCCACTTGGTGCCGGTTTCTCGCCCACGCGTCGTCTATGTTCTGCTGCCGCGTTCCGAAGTAGATGTGTCGAGGATTGACGCACGGCGGGTTGTCGCAACGATGACAGGCCTCCATACCGGAGGGGCAGGGGTAGCCGAGCGCAAGTTCCAGCGCGTACGAATGCGCCGGGGCCGTCCTCGACCGTGAGACCGCGAACATTCCATGACCTGAAGGTCGCCGCGCCCCTTGCCATTCCCAGCAACCAGGCCCCTTCTGAACTTTCGCCCAGAACCGCTCCTCAGGGGTGGGCCGCGGCCGCATCTCGCCCGGTGTCGACTTCCACCACCGGAGGTAGTGCGAGTTACACATCCCACGCTTGACCGCCACTCCGAGACAGTCGGCGATACTGCATACAGTCTCGCCAGCCATCAGGCTGCCTCCTCAAACTCGATGTGATGCCCCGACATAGGGCACTGATTCCCCGCCTTATCCACATGCCGCCACACACGGCCCGTGGACACTGTTGACTCGATGTGCCGTCGACAGACCGGGCAGTCAACAAGCACAGTCACTTTCATGACGCGGCCTTCTGGCGGCGTGCGCGCTGCCGATCTGCGTGACACGTCCGGCAGTACCGCACCTGTTCGCCAGTCGCATTGCGCGCCTGCCAGCCTGTGTTCGCTTCCGTCCACTTGTGGCCCTGACGGCAGGTCGGCCGCGCAGGAGGCGGAAGAACGTCAGGCATAGGTTCGGGTGACTCGTGCCGGACATCCCCCCACGTGCCGTGCCGCTGCCCGGACTTCACGGCGTAGCTTTCACAACCGGCCTTCTCGGGGCAGCCTGAGCAAATCTGCTGCGCCTTGGCCCGCTTCACGTGTTCGCCCTTGTCGGCGAACCACAAGTCCGGGTCCTCACCGACGCACGCCGCCCCATCCATGCGGGGCACACCCCGCAAGATCGCGGTCAGCAACTTCACTTCGTCGCCGCGCATCTCCGGCCAATCGTTCACGGCACCGTAAGCGCGGTCCGTGCGAATGATGTGAGTGTTCGTCATCGGGAAACCTCCCTGTCAGGATTCGGAATGCCCCGCGCCTTCCACGACCACGGGTCTTCCGTGGAGTCGAGGCGGGGCTGGAAAACATGCGGCTTGTGGTGGGCGAGGATGCAGCCCGGAACGTGGTGCCCGGCGGGCATATCGCAGATGCAGGAGTGCACTAGAACGGAACCGCCAACTGGTGGACGCCACCGAAGTCGTCCAGCAGCACCAGATCCCCGCGCCGAACAACCGCCACATTCGCCGGATGAGATTCGTGCAGCGACACCAGCAGCCCCGCCGCGCGAGCCGCATCCCGCTGCGACTCGATAAACCGGTGGCACGGCTCGCAGATGAAGATGCCGTTCCCTGCCCGATTGACCGCCGGCGCCTTGCTACCTCCGGCCCCTCGAGGTCGTCGGTGATGGATTTGTTCGGGGCGCCCGTTGCAGGTGAGCACCCACATCGCCTCGCACTGCCCACCGGCTCGGGTCTCGATCAGGTCGCGGACCTTCTTCGGGAATCCGCTCGTCATTGCTCACCCCTTCCGGCGACGCCGTACATGCCGCGGACACTCGCGCCGACCGACTGCATCGCCCGCAGCTCGGACTCGAGGGCCTTCGCCTGCCGGTCCGCATACCGGTACGCGGCATCGGCGATGTCCCGCTTCTCCCGCTCCGCTGCAGTCTCGAGCTCGGCCCGATACTTCCGCTCATGCGCGGCGCCACCCGCCTCCAGGTACGCCCTCGCGAACGCCTGGTCGTACACGTGATCCGCCTTCAAGAACTCGGCGTACGCGTTCGAGCACACCGTGACACCGCGGGCGATGTTGTTCGCGCACTGCCGGATCGACTGCTCCACCGACACCGGGTTGAAGTCGCTCACGATGCACCGCCCAGCGTCTTGCCTCGGGCGACAATGAAGTCCCGAAGAACAGTCGGCCGACCCTCCTCGTCGACCGTGGGGGCGTTCGACAGTTGCGCCGCCTCCACCTCGCGGAGGATCTCGAGCAGAGCGTCGCGGGAGTCCGTGCCAGCAGCACGGTCCCGGTACTCGCCGATCGACGGAACCTCGACACCGTCCGCCAACCAGTCAGCGATCGTCCGCGCCAACTCCACACCCGGATGCAGGAACGTCTCGCCCGCCAGCGATGAAATGCGGGTCTTCGAGATCGACAGCCGGTTGTCGAGATCTAAGTCCCCGATCACGTCGAACTCGTACTCGATTCCGTCCCGCTGCTCCGGCTTCGTCCCCACCTTCCGGGGGGCCTTCTTGCCGCGGTCGTTCTCCTCGATGACGTACTCGGTCTTCGAGCGCATCGTCACGATGACGTGGCCGGGGAACGACAGGAGCGCGTCGATCATCTTCCGCTCATCCGGCCGTGCCTCCTTCCATCCCGAGAAGTTGTTGCCGTTCCGGGCGCGACGGTCGACCTGCTCGAGCATCCCGTCGGCGCCCATCCAGTAGTGGGACAGTGAGTCGATCAGCGCGACACCGTATCCAGCGCCGGCAGCCACCCCCAGCGTCTCCACCAGTGACAGCGGCGAAAACTTGTCCGGCGTGACGGTGTCGAACTGCCACCCGTTGAGCCCCACATACTTCGACGCGGACCCACGCTCGGTGTCGATGACTGCGACCCGATCCGACAAAGCGGTGGCGAGCGCCAGGCCGGTGTACGTCTTCCCTGACCCGGACGGGCCGCACAGCGCGATGCGTGCCTTCGACGCCTTCTTGGTCGCCGGCGTGAACTGGATGCTCATGCTGCACCGCCTTCGATGGCGAGCAGAGGAACCGCACCACCGATCGAAGCAGCCGCCCGAGACAAAGCCTCCCGCGCCCAAGCCCTCGCATCAGCAGATGGACGCACCGACACCGTGCCCTCCGGAGTCGTCACCGTGACACCAGGAACCGTGCGACCCGGAATCAGCGCGTCCTTCACCGCCTGCTCGCGAACCCACTCCGGGAAGTCCTCGACAACACGAAACAGGTCGTCGTGGCCACCATCTGCGAGAGCCGCGCAAACCTCACCGAGATCACCGAGCTCCACCCGAGTCGTAACCTCGTCGCCGTACTTCACCGACAGGTAGTCCTCGAAAGCCGCTGCATCAGTGACGGTTGCGACCGGAGACGCATCCGCCTTCGTGATGGCCCCCAGCTTCACCTTGGAGCCAGCTTCGCCTTTCAGTTGCGCGGGTTCACGCTTCCCGTTCGGCCACGTTTCGCCGGCGAACTCACGAAGCGGCTTGGCCTGTGCGGTGAGCTCGTCAATGAGGGCCTTGAGCATCACCGCACGGAAAGCCAGGTCGCTATCTGTCCATGCCTGAATCTCGGTCATGCCGTCTCCCCGAGGTAGTTGGCGGCCAGTTCGTCACGCGACGTCAAATCCGGTGCGAACGCATGAACCCGGCCCAGCGTGTTCAGTCGGTCCGGGCTGTACCCCGACCAATGCATGTCGCCGGCAGTCACCACCGGAAGAGCCTTGTAGCCCAACGCCTGCACAACCTCGTGCGCCGCAGGATCCGTCGTCACATCGCGGTACTGGTGCGGCGTCCCCTGCTTGTCGAGATGGCGGACAGTCATCTTGCAGCCCTGACAACCGGGTTTGCCGAAGACGGTGATCGGCACAGGCTGGTTCGGGAAATCAGTAACAGTCATCAGTCGTCCTTCGGGTCTTCGAGGAGCGCCACGATCTGCGCGGCAAGCTCCCTCGTGATCTGGATGCCGAGTTCGCGGCCGTCCTGCTCGAGCACAAGCTGGATGGCGCGTCGGCGAGTGAGAGTGAGAGTCGGGTAGGCGACCAGCCGGGTATGCCCGTCAAGGTGGTTGATCACACGATCACCGCCGGCAGTTCGACAGCCTCCACACCACAAGGTGTTTCACCCAGCCACAGTTGTCCTTGGCGGACACCGACCGTGAACGTGCGGCCGAGTGAGCCGAGTTCACGGAACCGGGCCCCCGTCGGTAGATGCCATATCTGCGACGCATCCACGATGACCCGTGTCGTTGGGGCGGTCATGCCACACCATCCAGTAACCGCTGCAGCGAATCCCACTGCTTAGCGGTCTCCGACTCCTGGGCGATACGAGCAGACTTGAACTCCCGCTCATCAATCCGCTGCGACGGCAAACACGTCGCACTCGCGCACGGTGCGTGCCGCACCATCCCGCAATGCGTGCAATCCCACAGCATCATTCGGTGGCCTCGATTCGTTCATCGCGGAACTGCTCGTAAGCCCGGTCCGCGGCGTCAACAGGGGTTGGGAAGAGGGAGGGTGCGTCGGGGTCGTCGTAGCGGATTCGCTCGAGAGGGTCCGGCGCGCTCATTCCCAGAACCCATTCGCCGCGGCAGTGAACAGCTTCGACAGGTTGCGGAAGCCGGCACGCTCCAACTGGGCCTGCGTGATCGCCGGTTCATCCACCGAGTCCAGGAAGTCGATCAGCGTCTCGAACCCCTGGATGTCGAGCTTCGGTCGGGGGCCGAAGTCGTGGTCGGCGAACCAGTGCGAGTTGTAGCCGCCCGACTCGCGACCACGGTTGAATGCGCGGTACGTGCCTGACTTGATGCCGTCGTACTTGCTCACCGAGATCGGCAGCATGCCGTCGGTGACCTTGCCGTTGGCCTTGAGGACCTTCGTCAACTGGTCCCGGAACTCGCGCCACTTCGGTAGCTGGTCCTTGACCCACGCCTTCTCCCAGGCGGATTCAGCTGCATCGACGTTGCGGTCCCACTCGACCTGGCGTGTCTTGGCGCGCTCGATTCCGGACTCGCAGGCGGCGCGGAGCTTGGTGACGTTCATCTTCATGGGTATGGCCTTTCGAGAAGTCTGTGAGGGATTCAGAGAGAGGGGGCCGCATCCGTCATGGGATGCACGCCCCGATCGTCGCGAGCATGATCGCGACCGACATCACGGAGCAGAAGACGAGGACGTTGTTCCATCGGCTGATCCGGCAGTCGCATCGGAACTCGTTCGAAGTGGAGATCGGATCACTCATGACGCACCACCATTGACGCGCACACCACGGGCAACCAGCAGGCGGGCAAGCTGCATGTCATTCCGAGTGCCCGAATGCTCGTCAGCTACAGCGAAGTCGGCGAGGATGCGGGCAAGCTTCTCGACCTGAAACTCAACCGATGTAGCAGTCGGGGCGGGCCCAATCGACCACGCAGCCACCCCCATACCTTCGGGGAGTAGACGCCCATCAGCCGCAAGCTGGTCCAGGACACCGGCGATTCCGGCGAGGTGAGCCGCCTTTGCTGGCTCGTTCATGTCCTTCCACATCAGGAACCCGAACTCAACCATGCGCTCTCGGAAGACCTTCGCGAGTTGCTCCACGTACTTGTGGCGGACAGACTCGGACTCCAAACGGGCGGCCTCCTGCTCGCAACGATCGGACATGTCAGACGCCTTGAAGAAGTCGCCACCCTGCGCGATAGCTGGGTCTCGCAGCACCTTCGCTGCGGTGCGGTACTCCTCCGCCGTGATGTCGCTCATGCCACCACCGCCTCAGCGAGCAGCACACTCACATGCACACGGAACCGGTTCGGGGCATGCGCCTCACGCCCCGCCGGCGGCAAGTCGATGCCATCCCGGGCGTAAATCTCGGCGACAGTGGTCAGGTCGGGAAACGCCGCGGCCATCATTCGGCGATACCCCGCCATGAACTGCTCGAACCTCGCTGATTCGGCGCGGTCCCGCAGCTCTAGAAATGCGTTCATGGAACCCTCCAAAAGGGTGTAGTTGTCTGCGCGACAACCCGACAAGGGGTTTCGCGTCAAGAAAGAAGAGGTGTGGCGGAGGGGGTGCCGACGAACCGGCCTGCACCGCATCCGTCGCCAAAATCTCCTCCGCCGCAGCCTGATCAATCACGCCAGCAGCCAGAAGCCGCGCCACCGCATCCTGCGTCGAACTCATGACCGCCTCCTCGAAGAAGAACCGACACTCATCTGCTCCTCCTCACGGAGCCACTTCTCGAACGTGTCCGCCTGAACCCGGACACCCGTATCGCCGACCTTCACATGGGGGAGAGGATGAACCTTCCGCGTGAACAGCCGATACACCGACGTCCGGTTCATCGAGAGACGCTCGCCGATCGCGTTCGCCGTCAACGCCGGCCTGATCGTGGACTCACTCATGCCGCGTCACCCTCAATCACTCGGAGCTGACGCTTGAACGGGCGCTCCTCGAACATCAGTGGAGCGGAGCGAAGCAGCCGCACCCGCGCGCCGTACGACTCGAGCAGGTGAGCCCGGTCGACGGCCGCCGAACGGGACAGGTAGAACTTCCGCACCGTCGGCCAGATGAAGCGCTCCGTCTTGAAGCGATCGATGTACTCACCCGACGGATCCCAGCCCTTCGGGGCCCAGTCCGCCCGAAGGCAACCGGCGTACCACGGTGCGGCGTCTTCGCCGTAGAGAGCATCGGCTGGGTACTCGACGTCCAGCCTCCACACGTAGTCGTTGCTCACGCCACGTCCCCTTCCTTGAATCCGTCGAAGGCGATCTCCCAGATCCATGCCGGGTAGGAGTTGACCTCGCCGAAAAGTTGGTGCGGCACCTTCACTGGGGAGATGCCGCGAGCTTTCGCAACTGACGTTGCGTGGGCCCCGACGCGCTTCAGGAACTGTGACGAAGTGTTCGGGATCCGGTGCAGCCGCGCGTACCCGAGAGCGGAGAACCAGTCATGCCTGCCTTCGATCGCATCGAGGCGGGCCTCGCTGCGTTCCGCAATCTGCTTCGCCTCCGACGCCTCTCGCTGCGCGACCTCGATCTGGTCGATAGCGGCACGCAAGATGTCGAGTTGGCTAGCGGGCCGGGTTTCGGCTTCGCGAGTGCGAATTGCGAAGTAAGACTGCGCCTCTGCGACCTCAGGCTTGTTTGGGTCGCCATTCATCGCGACGAGGTAAGCGGCGAAGCGTGAGAGCTGAAAGTCTTCGGCGGGATTGGTGCGGGAGGCTTTGCGGGATCCCGCAAAATTCGTGATGACGTCGTGCCCCTGGTTGCCGGCCGATGTCATCGCCCGCTCCAGGGGGACTCGGAAGTTCCTCCATGCGCTGTAGCCGAGGAGTGGCATCAGGGCTCGGGCGGACCAGAACTCGCTGCCGTCTGGTCGTACTTGGCGGATCGCATCGAACGGCGACCCAGTGCTGTTGGGGGCGAGTGCAGTAGAGTTATGCACGTCGACCTCCTTTCGCGATTGGTTGAACATCGGCCGCCGGCAGCTGGTACCTGCTGGCGGCCTTCCATTTCCATCCACCCCGCAAACGAAGGGGTGGGACATCCCCGGTGGCATCGGCCGTCAGCGTTGCCTCCGCCGCATGGAATACGGCAAGTTGGGCACCTTTGAAACCAATGGCAGGTGTATGAGCTGACGCGCTCACCAGGGGAAACATCACGCTATGAAGGTGTGAAAGGGCGACCCACGTGGAAGCGTGGGGTGAAGATGTGGTGCTAGAGGTGGCCTAGAAGAGGCCAGAGTTTGCGGCCGTGGACCGGGGCGTCACGCCCGCAGATCCGCTGGGAAAAGTTCGGTGACCGAGAGTCCGGCCAGGCGTGCGATTTGAACGAGATCAGAGCCAGTGATGGGGCGTTCTCCGTGGAGTCGCCGGCGCGAGGTGGACCGTGAGTGTCCGAGTGCGCGCTGCACTTCTACTTGTCGGATGTCCGCGATGCGGAGTTGGAGTCGGACGTGGTTGGAGATGCGGCGGTCGATGTCCTGACCGCAACTCAGATTCGGGGGTTCGGCCTTCATGTTGATGACTATGCCTCAGTTTTGAGGCATTCGCAACGTTGGAATTACGGCCGTGGTATCTGTATCGATTCAGTAACATACCCGTAAGTTTCTTTCGCAAAGACTCAGGTTTGAGCTAAAGTGCTCGGTATGGATACCGAAGGACGCACGTTTGGGGCCGACGAAGTACGCGCAGCAATCGCAGGCGAGATCCGGGCCCTCCGCGGCCGGCGAGGAATCAGCCAGGCCGAGCTTCGCGAACGCGCCGGCTTCAGTCGTGCAACCCTCGGGCGGATTGAAGCCGGCGAGCGCGACGTCGAGATCGCCGAACTTATGGCGATCGCTTCCGTGCTGGAGGTGACAGCTGCAGAGCTGCTGCAGGCCGTCCAGGACTCCCTAGAAGGGAAGCAGCTTTGAGACGGGCTGCTTCGTATCGAGCGCTATCAGCACTAAATCTGTTGCAGTCAAAGGAACTTCGGCCTGACCGGCCGGGGTGATCGGGATGGCGTCGGATTCGCGCCCGGTTGACATAGGCGAGACCCCCTTCGAACGTATGAGCGAATGTTCGAACCACTGTAAGGCAGATCACCGACACCGTAGAGCAAACACTCAGTCGGATTCTTGATTCGAGACAAAAGGGCAGGTCATGGCTGTACAACGACGCATCCGCGGCGGCCAGGTTCGGTGGGTCGCCCGCTACCGAGGACCCGACGGCAAGGAACGATCGAAGACATTCGACGCCAAGAAGGCCGCGAAGGACTGGGTCAACGACCGCGAGAAGGACGTCCGACAAGGCGACTGGGTCGACCCCGACCTGGGGCGGATCACCGTCGGTGAAGTCGCACGCCGATGGGAGAGCCTCGCAGGCAAGGACGGCACCCGCGCGAACCGCCACTACCTGACGCAGCAGCTCGGCCGACTCGAGGACACCCCAGTCGCCCTCCTGCGGACCCCGCACATCAACGAGTGGGTGTCCGAGCTGACCGCCGGCAGGCCGTGGGCCGACAACGAGCCTGTGAAGGTCAGCACCATCCGCACCCTGTGCGCGCAACTCTCCGGGGCCCTACACCTCGCGGTCGAGGAAGGGATGATCGCTAAGACGCCGAGGATCCCGCGACCGCCGAAGCCGCCGCAGTCCATCTCCCGATCAGAACTCGTGACGGTGGGGGAGGTGCGGGCCCTGGCGGAAGCGGCCTGCACAGGCATCAGTGGAACCCGGCCTGGGCGGGGTGTGCGACCGTCACCCACCCTTGCGCGGATGATCCTCGCCGCCGCGGGCACCGGCCTACGCCCCGGGGAACTCGCCGGGCTGCGGGTACGGTCCGTCGACTTCCTGCGCCGGGAAATCTCCGTCGTCGAACAATCCGGCATCCTCGCCACCGACGATCGACGGCCACTAAAGACCCGCGCATCCAGACGCCTGGTTCCATTCGGAAACAGTGTCCTTGAGGTGATGTCCGAGGAACTGCGGGAGAACCCGGTCGACACCTCCAACGAGAGCGTCTTCCGGTCCGCCCGCGGACTGCTGTGGACGTCCGGGACGATCTCGAACACCTTCCTGCGGCTACGCGAACACCTCGGCCTCGACGAGCACGTGACGTTCAAGAGCCTCCGCCACTTCTACGCGTCGACCCTCATCGCGAGTGGGGCCTCCGTGACGATGGTCGCCGAGTATCTGGGGCACGCATCACCGGCGATCACCCTCGAGGTTTACGCCCATCTGTGGCCCGGTGACGACGACCGAGCACGGCAAGCGGTTGATGCGGTTGCGTTGCTATCTGATGATGGTGCGGGACCAGTGCGGGACCGGGCCGGTAGGCTTGCACTCGCGTAG